GTCAGTGCCCTCGGAGTCCGTCCCGGTCACGCCGAGCTGAAAATTGGCCAAGATTTTCTCAAGGACATCACCAAGCGCGCGGAGGACGGCACCCTCAACCCGCCGAAGCCCGTAACGCCCCCAGGCGAAGAGGCCCCAGGAGCCTCTAGGACGAGCCGCAAGGCGTCTGAGCCCCTGTCACCCTCGGACGTGCGCCCGGCAGCGGCTACCCCTACGCCCGAAGCGCCCCCGGCGGCCCCAGAGCCCGCACCAATCCCTACTCCCGTTCGCCCGGAGGCCCCTGCGCCGGTAGTTTCTACGGTCCCGAACATCCGGGTGACCCCTAAGGAGCAGGCCGACTTTGCCGCAGAGCGCGCCAAGGTCACAAACGCTGACCAAGCCGTGGCCGCCGCCAATAAGGCCGGCGACTCCGCCCAGGCCGCGCACGTCCAGGCAATCAACGCCTCAATGGAAGCCGGACACGCCGTCGAAATCGTTCACAAGGGCGTCATCCGCGAAGGCGGCCCGACCCCAGAGAAGCCCGTTGCCCGCGGCGAACGCCGAGCCGAGCAAGAGGCGGCCTATGTCGCCGAAGCGATGGGCGCGGTTCCCGAAGACATCCGGGAGCAGCACCAGAAAACTTTTTTCCCTACTCGCTGGCTGAAAGCCGGCAAGCAAATCACCGCGCGGAGCCTCGACAAGGTCCTCGCGAACATCAAGAACGCGGTGGACATGTCCGCCGACAAGAAAGTCACCCTCCCTTACGAAGTGGACGCCGCCGGCAAGCTCACGCACGCCGGATGGAGCGAGGCCGTGCAAGACCTCAAGGACTACTGGACGAACCAGGACCGCGGCTTCCGCGGCGATGGTGAAAAGCTCTCGCCCGAGACCCGGACGAAAGACGTTGGCCAGAGTATTCCGCCGGAAGACCCGCGCGGACCCGCAGCCGTCATCTCGCCAGCGCGCACCGACTTTTTGAATCTGGTGCAGGGCCTGAACATTCCCGAGACGACTCGCTCCCCCGCGGGCGCGAAGGTCCCGGGCAACATCAAGGGCCAGCTCCTCGCGGAGATGCAGGGCAAGAAGCCCGCGACTCCCGCCGGCTTCACCGCTGCCGACGTGAAGGCGAAAACCTTCAAGCCAATCGCAGGAGAGCTGACTGCGCGCAGCATCATGGAAGTGAACCCGCTGCGGAACGAATTACGCGCCGCTGGTGCGCCAGTCGAGAACCTCATCGAGGTCACCGAGAACATCAACCGGGAAAATATCGAGTCCGTCACCCCGCGTCCCGATATGGCCGGACGAGGCGGCTCGACTGACATCACCCGCGGCGGCTTTTCTGTCAGCTCCAACCCGGAGTTCCGAGCGGAGTTCGACAAGGTGTTGAAAGGCGAGAAGGGCGGAGAGTCCTTTAACTTCGACGGCACTGTGTTCAGCCCGAAAAACAAAGACGTGCTCGTCGTCACGCTCGCCAGCGAGAATTTTGCTGCGGACAAAGTGACGCCGGAAGCCGTGCAGGCCTTTCTGGACAAACACCACGAGCTGGCCTCCAAGAATCCGAACGTCAAGGCCGGCTTGTTCCGTTTGGCCGATGGTCGCATCTCCGCGGACCTCAACGTCGTCGTCCCGAAATCAAAGGAGGCCGAGGCCCGGGCAATCGGAGCGCAGAACAACCAAGAGTCCGTCTTCGACGTGTCCAGCGGCAAACCAATCCCGACCGGCGGAACGGGAGAGACCATTCTCACGCGCCCATCGACAGTTGAAAAAGTGGCGGGCAAGTTTTCCGTCAGCAACGTGGACGAAGCTGCGAAGCTGCTAAAACAATCTCCGGAAGAGTGGGCTAAAACCACGCAGGCCTTCAAGGGCGGGCTCACGCAAGAGGCCTATCGCCTTGGGCTCGGCCTCAAGGACCGCGCGGACCTCACGCGTCTGTCTGACCTCGCCAAGAAGGCCGGCGACGACTTCAAGTCCGCGATGGCTGACGGCGACACGGACGCTGCGATGGCGCACGCGACCAAGGGACAGTTTTACCGCGAGGCTTGGGAAGCCGCGCAAGGCATCGCGAGCGCCAAGGGCGGCCTCGAACGCTACGCCAAGGAGTCCGGCACCACGCCGAAGCCTCCTTTCCTGATGAAGGAAGGCGAGAGCTTTTCTCCGGCTACCGCCAAGGGCCAGGAGCTGGAAAAGCAGGGCTTCGATTTCCGCGTCACCGGAGAGAAGGGCAACCGCACGGTCAACGTCTTCAAGAACGGCGAGCCAATCGGCTACGCGACCTCGAAACAGATTGACCCGAAGACCGCGGACCTCGCGATGATTCAAATCGACAAGTCGGCGCGAGGCAAGGGCCTCGGCGAGGTTGTCTATCGAGAGATGTTCGCGCAGCTACAGAAGGACGGCGTTGAACTCGTCGAAGGCATGGCAGTTGCACCGGAGCCCATCGCACTTCGCAACAAGATTTTTGAAGGTCGCTTCGAGCGGCTCGAAGGCGGCGGAGAACCGATGTCAGTCAAGGACGCTCTGCTCACCGCGGCGGACATCAAGAAGGGCACAGCCGGCACCTACGTCCCCGGCATCGACGTGACGAACCGCATTCGTCCCGAGGACCGATTCTCTCCTGGCGTGGTTGAGCGAAGGGCTGGGGGTTTTGATGTCGTGTCTCGTGATGAAGATGGGAATGTAGTCGGAAAACTTCAGATTGATTACACCGGACAGAAGTCAGCCGTAGTTGCCGCGGTTGATGTCGATGAGGCACACCAACGAAAAGGTATCGCGATGGACCTCTACAAGAGGGCCAAGCGAGAACTCAGAGCCCACGGGGTTGACACGCTGAGGGGGTCACTAGAAGGCTCGGGGCCACTACAGATTCGGGAATCGGTCTTCGGGAAGGGGAATACCAAATACACCGCTGGTGGGCCACTATCGACCGAGGAGGCGCGCAAAATCATGGACGAAGACTTTGGTCGGGTCATCGCGGAGTCCAAATTCTCTCCCGCGCTCGCGGGCGCAGAGCCCAGCAAGGCGTCGCAAGAAAAGGCGCGCAAGGCTTGGGTGGAGCAGGGCACTGAGTCCCCATACTTCAAGAAGTGGTTCGGCAAGTCCGAGGTTGTGGACCCCGCTCGCCCAGGCGACCCGCAGGTGGTTTACCACGGCACGACGCACGAGTTCACGCAGTTCGACAATAAGAACACGAACATCGAAAACGATTTGGGCAAGGGATTCTATTTCACCAGCGACCCGCACGACGTTGGCAAGAACTACGCGGGAGAAGGCCCGGACCTCACATCTCGCCTCGAACAGGAGGCCGAGAGAATCATGAGCGACAGCGAGCACGACATCTCTCACGACGAAGCGATGGACGTAGCCCGGAAGAAACTAAAAGGCTCACACGGGGGTGCCACGATGCCCGCGTATCTAGCCATCAAGAAGCCCTTTCGTCTCGGAAGCAAAGTTAGCGGCAGCGGGCAGACAGTCCTCGAAGGCCGACAGCTCGACAAGTTTTTGCAACACCTGCAAGAGAACACTGACCGCTACAGCGAGGCAGACGGGCACGCGCTAGTCCAGGATGTCAGAGAGAACCTCAGCCTTTACGACGAGAGCGACTCTGTGCGGGCCTCCGAGCTGGTAAAGACCATCAAGGACAGCGAGCACATCGCCTACGCGATGGACGACAACACGGGCGAATTTGCGCGAGCGGAAATCATCCGGCAGACCATTGAAGACTCTGGCTTCGATGGAATCATCGACGAGACGGTGTCAGACAAGTTCCGCGGGATGAACCTGAGCCCTGACACGATTCACTACATCGCGTTCAAGCCTGAGCAAATCAAATCTGCGACCGGCAACGTGGGCACCTTCCGGAAGACCAGCCAGGACGTTCGATTCTCTGTGAGCAAGGTCCCGACAGACAAAGAAGTCACCGCTGCACTCAGTGAGGACAAGAAATCTTTCGTCGGCGCGCACCGAGACCTCGAACCCGGCACGCCGGTTGGTCTGCGAATCGACATCCCCGCTTTCACGCGGCACGGCACCTACGTGGTGACCGTCCACGAGAAGGCCAAGGGCGGCAGCGTCGGCAAGCGCATCGGCTACGACTCCGTGGCCACGGTGGACAATCCGACCTTTTTCTCTAACGAGAGGGGCGCGGAGAAAATCCGCGAAGGCGCACCCAAGTTCCCCATCGCGACAGTGGAAGGCGAGTTCAATCCCTCCCGGTCCATCCCACAGAACCTCGAAGGGTGGACGGAAGTCGGATTCAACCCCAACAAGCACTCCTACTTCTACGAGAAGGGAACCGACGAACCTGTCGTCGGCGGCTCGCAAGCTGTGAGCGCCGGCAACAGCGTGTTCGTGAAGGACGCGAAGTTCGGCAACAAGGAAGACTTCGCTTTCAGCGTGGAGCCCGAGAAGAAAAAGAGCGAGACCGTGCTGGGCAAGGGCGGACAAAAGTTTCAGAAGCAGGGCACGCCAGAGTTCAACGCCTACGTCGAAAACAAAATCGAAAAGAGCAAGACCTTTCCGGAGGCCTTTCCTCTCGAATTCCAGAAGGGCAAGGACGGCAATTACAAGTCGCAGTGGGACGGCGACGCCCTGCCTGTGGCCAAGCCTTACGGTTTGCTCAAGTCTGACCTCGCTGAGAAGTCCGGCTCCAAGGAGGCATTCCGCGACGCGCTCGCGAAGAAGTTGCAGCGCGAGTATCACAAAGCGAAGGCCGACCCGGCAATCGCCGAGGGCGAGTTTTGGTATTCGACCTTCCGAGACAAAATCGGCAAGGTGCTCGGCGACGACACAAAGTTTTTCTGCGAGCTGCTCGGCGCGACTTCCGCGCAGCAAGCCGTGGGTCCAAACTTCAAGGACGCACTCGCGGCCTACAACCAGTTCAAGACTGGGGCCTACAACTCGATGATTGAAAAATATCGCGAGGGCAAAAAGAAATTCAACGAGGGCGACCTCGAAGAGTTTTCCAAGGAGACGGGCAAGACCGGCAAGAAGGCCGACTACGCCGCCTTCATGGGCTGGTGGGCGAAGAAGCACAACCTCCTTCCGACAAAAGCGAACGGGAAAAAGTTCGGCATGAACTCTCGCGCGGTGATGAAGGTGTTGGACCGCTCCTGGCTCGAAGGCGTCGAGGGCCCGAAGACTCCAAACTTCACGGGCAACCTCTCGGGGACGACTTTCAAGGCCACGATTGACGTGTGGGCCATGCGCTCACTCACCCGCCTCGCGGGCGAAGACTCCGGCAAGCCGTGGCGCATTCAGCCGGCGAACGAAAGCGGCGTGTCTGACCCGGACTTTTATTTCGGTCAGGACGCTTTCCAGAAGGCCGCCGACGACTTGGGAATCAAGGCCGACGCGCTCCAGGCAATCATCTGGTTCGCCGAAAAAGATTTGTGGGAGAAGAACGGTTGGACTGCCGCCGCAGGAAAAGCGAAGTCCGACTACAACACTCTTTTGGACCGCACGACTCGGACTCCCGAGGGCCTGTTGGACTTGAAGGAGGCCGACGTGAAGCCAAAGGTCAAGAAGACCAAAGTTGCGAAGACGCTCGAAGCGGGCGACATTAAGAAAAAATGAAGACGAACCCAAAGCACAAAGAAGTGACGCTCGAAGATTTCGGGCTGAGCGAAAAAGAGTTGGACACCATCGTCCGCGGCGCGCAGCGGTTCATGCCGGCCCGCGAGGACGACGGCACGCTCGCCGACAACACTCCGGACCTTGACATCGAACCCAAACGCAAGACCTCTTAATCCTATGGCCCTCTCACTCACTACCGCAGACGTTCAAGCAGCCGGCGCTCCTCCGATGGACCCGGGCACGCCCGAAGCAACCGCCGCCGCCCCAGCCGCACCCGAGGCCCCCGCAGCCGGCGACCCGAAGCTGGAAATGCACCCCGCGGCCATGCTCGAAACGCTGCCTGCCGAGCTGCTCGACAACCCGATGATTTTCGCCGTGGCCAAGGGCAAGCCCTCCGCCGTGTCGGCCCCGGACAAGTCCAAGGACCCCGTCGTCACCACAATCGCCAAGCACGCGCAGCCTCTGGTTGCCGCTGGCTTCGGCATCTACGAGAGCATCGACGGCAAGACACAGGTGCTTTTCAACACCCAGGTGCTGCACCCTGGCGACCTCCAGGAAGCCGACCAGCAAGGCCGGCTGTTGGAATTGGCCCCGCCCTTTGACAGCGTGAACAGCGCCGCCTCTCCCGCTGGCGCAGGTGCTCCGGCCCCAGGCGCAGCCGAGCCCTCCCCGATGGCACCCGAGAGCCAGCCAGCCCCCAGCGTGCAAACGAAGCTCGCCACACAGCGCACCGCGAACCTCCAGCCCTCCGGGCCAACGGGAGGCCCCGCACCGGGCGCAGGTCAGATTCTCAACTCAATTCTCAAACGCTCCATCTAAAAGAAGAGGCCCGCGCTTGCTAGGCACGGGCCCTTTTTGTAGGTGGGTCTTTTTGGCGTCGCGATTTGAAGTGGGTCAGAGGACCGCGAGCCGGTTAGGAAATTTCTTTCGCCCGCTGCAACTCGCGCGCGGATTCAATCGGGTCCATCGCCTTCACGAGGTCCTTGTGCAGCTTGTCCCAGGAGCCTTGCAGCTTCATCACCGGCTCGTTGTTCGAGCGAATGTTCACGATGAAAGCGTTGTCGAGAACCAGGAAAGCGGCGCGCTCGGCGTGCTCGGGGTTGTAGATTTCCACAGCGGTCGCGGAGTAGTAAGACTCGCCCAGCAAGGTCTTCACGGCGTCGCGGGCGCTCTGCTCCGTGTCGCCGTCCAGCTCGACTTCAATCATCAGTTTTACGGTTTTCATCGGACCTCCAGAGTGTAGTCGTCGGTGGTCCGACGCACAATTAGCAGCTTCCCGACCATCACGTCAGAAAGGGCCTGACGGACCTCTTCGCGGCCCTGTGCGCTCGGGTAATTTCCGTCCACCGGCAACCCGCTCTCGCGGGCCCGGGCGATGACCTGACTAGCCAGTATGTCGTAGGGTGTATTCATATTTTTCTTTTTGTGTTGTGACTCTACCATCTCACAGCCCGCGAATCAAGATTTTCTTGGCGCGGGTCACGGCGACGTAGAAAATGTTCGCCTCTTCGCTGTTCGCATCCGCGAGCCCGTGACGGAACGAGCTGTTGACGAGGCAAACCGTGTTCCACTCCAGGCCCTTCGCCTTGTGGACCGACGAGCAGACAACGGCGGGCGTCCGGTTGCCCTGGCTGTCCTGAAAGATTTCCGTGATGCGGGCCTCGACCTGGGAGACGTTCGCGCAGCCGTCGGCGATTGCCGTGAGCGTCGCGACTTGGTCGTTGGCCAGCTCGATTTTGTTCTGGACGTATTTTCCGCCGGCAGCGTTCGCGCGCGCGATTTGCTTTTCGCCCCAGCGCGCCAGCTTCGAGAGAAAATCGGGGACGCTCTTGGCTTTCAGCTTGCGGACCATTCCGACGAGCTGTTGGCCGATGTCGCGGCCTTCGACGCGTGCCGGAGTGCCCTTGCGGAGCAGGCCGAGGCAGATGCCCATCAGCGGGGCGTTCAGGCGGCTCAGGACGGCGTCACCGGGCACCAGAGAGGCAACCGCGGCACCCAGGGCCAGCTCGCGCACTTCGCCCTCGGGGGCGGACGGCGCAGCGGTGTAGTCAGTCACGATTTCGTTGGCCAGCGCGACAACCGCCTTCGGGCAGCGGTAGGTCGTGGTCAGGCCGAGCGTGCTCGCGTTAAGCCGTTGCTTCATCAGGTGCATTCCGTCCGAGGCCGCACCGCGGAAGCCGTAGATTGCCTGCTTGTCGTCGCCCACGATGCAGATGCGTCCGCCCGTTTTGCAGGCGCGCTCAGCCATCAGCAACTGCGGCAGGTTCATGTCCTGCGCTTCATCCACGACGACGAGGGAAAAGGAGGGCTTCACCCAGCCGGCGGCGACGGGCAACCAGACCATGTCGTTGAAAGAAATTCGGCCCTGTCCGTCCTTCTCCAGCGTGCAGCGCAACACGTCGATTGCAATCTGGCTCAGCTTGGCGACCGGAAAAGCGGCCTCCAGGTTATCGGGAGCGGAGATGTCGCGGGCGTCCGCCAGCTCCAGCACTTCGTTGAGGCTCGGGACGTTCACGAAGGTGTTCTTGCAGAAGCCGACCAGCTTGACGACGGGCGTCGTGATTTCCTCAGGCAGGCCCGGGGAGACGTGCTCGATACGGTCAAACTCGACGTTGTCCTCGGGCTTCGCATCGGTCCAGACGCGCTTGATGAAGCTGTAGCCGAGGCTGTGCAGGGTCTTGACCTCAACGCGACCATCGGTGATTTTCTCCTGCGCCTCGACCTGATTTTTCTTGTTGAACACGGCGTAGAGCAAGCGGCCCTCTTCGCGGGCGTGGTTGAAGGCTTCCTTGATGGTGGTGGTCTTGCCCGTGCCCGCGCGAGCCTGCACAACGAGGTTGCCCTGGCCGGTCGCGAACCAGGAGAAAATCGCGGTCTGCTCAGCGGACCAGTCCACGTTGCCGGTGACCTCGCGGAGGGTCGTGGGCTTGGCCACGGGGCGGCAACCGCCCTTCACCAGCGCGAGGGCCTTCTCGGCGACCTCGGCCTTGACGGTCCAGCACTTCTTGACGCCGTTCCACCGTGCGCCCATCGCCTTCAGGGCTTCTTTCACGGGGAAGGTGTTTCCAGTGATTTCGACGTATGCTGTTTCGCTCATGCAGAGAAGATACCACGGACTGCGAGTTGTGCAATACCGTATTTCTACGGTTCGTTCAGCCCTTAAAGGTGATGACCCAACCGAAAGACCGGAATTGCCAACGGGTGCCGCGGGTGGCCCCCAGGAAAAAGTTACTGGTCCATCGCCCCAGCAACCAATCTTGGCATTGAATAACCGGCCAGCCGCGGGGGAAGTGGATTTCGATTTCGGTCTGATTTTTAATCATGCGTCAACTTATCATCGGGACGTGGCGGCGCAAGTCCGTAGTTTTACGGGGTGCAAGACCAGCTTAAACCGAAACTTAGAGACCCGTGGGATTCTAACCAATTCGGCTCCCGCAGGGACATTCCCTCGGCGTCCGTATTTTTTCCCGGTGCGCGCATCGGCATAGTCATGACGTGGTGTCTTGCGGCCTTCATCGGTCCGACCGTCAGACTCCCAGTTCGCCGCCCGGTATATCGTCCCGGCGTGTCCCGCGCTAGGGTCTGCGTAAGACACAAGGCACCGCACGTCCGGATAGTTCTTGCGGATATGTCGCACACTGCCAGAGATTGCCCAAGTTTCAGCGTTGGCCGGGATACTGTCCAGCAGATACAGCCGGGCTAGTTCCCAGGTCTTTCCGCCATACCGAACATCCGATTGTTTCGGGGGTGCCGAGAAAAGCACCATGCCGACCAGCCTACCAAAGGAAAAAACGCCGAGCGATAGCAGAACGATGGCCGGGCGTTTCTTGAGGTAGTGTGCGGAGACGAATGCTGCGACTTCACAGAGAGGGACGGGCCGCAATTCGGAATTCCTGCGCCACTCCGCGTCAAAAACTGGTCCTTTGGGCTTCATCTAGTTCAGCCCTTGATGTTGTGGACCTGCCGGAAGGAAAAGCTGCCCTCGGGGGCCCGCAGGACCTTGGCGGAGGTCACGAACGGGTTGCCGGCGGCCCTCCAGCCGTCACGGATTGCCGTCTGTTGGTCCGACAGTTCTGTGCTGGTGCCAGCCCCGTTTTCGTAGCGAACATCGAGGCGGTAGGTGTATTTGGTTCGGTCTTTGGTCATGGTGTCTTTGGGGTTGGGTGTCAGAAAGGCAGGTCGTCGGAGGTCACAACCTCGCGGGGCAAAAAGGGAACCTCGCGGGGCCAAACCTCGAAGGTGCTGTCGCCAAAATCGCAGTGGCTGGCTTCGGCGTGAGCGGAGGCCTCGGCGCGGGTCTTGAAATGCCCGGCGATGGTCAGGCTCTCGCCCAGGATGGCGTCAGTGATGCCGCAATACTCGGGGCGGCGTTCCACCACGACGGCGAAGCCGGCAGCCACCAGGGCCTCGGCCTGCCCGCGCTGAGACGGTGCGCGGCGCGAGTGAGAGACCGCGAGGGCCCGCTGAAAGTCGTTCGTGAAGCCGTCGTTTTCCGCGTCCAGCTCAAATCGTTCTTGTTCGTTCATCATACCGTAATGTGCCACAGGCTGCGCCCGGCGCAAGTTTTATTTCAGAAAAAGTGGGAGGGGCGGGGGTCGAACCCGCACACACCGGCTTATGGCCAATATCCGGCAGCCGCCCTTGTGGAGCGACGCGTTTACCAGTTTCGCCACCCTCCCGAAAAATTGGTGTCAGCCCCGGGAAACGAACCCGGGCGCAGCGGGCGGGAGCTGACAGGCGCGTTGACTCGCCGTCCCGTCCCGGTCAACCCCACTGCGGACCGTCACCGACAAAATTGGTGGTTCAGGCCGGGCTCGAACCGGCATCAGGGTTTGCTTTTCGGGCGAATCACTCCCTCCAGGCTCACCCTGTCACTTTCAATGAGGGACGCCAGCCCGGTTGATTACTCCGTGGTCATCTCCTGCCTACTCGTGAGGTCCACACTCAAGTGGCGACTGCACTATTCCGTTTGTGCTACCGAACCGCAGACATTTTACCACACCCCGGCAACTTGTCAAATGCATCCGCGTCATCTTCGGCAATCGGCCCGACGAGGACCAGGAACAGCATCAAGACAGCCAGCTTGCGCCGCAGCCGAGCCCGCGCGCATTGCGCTGCGATGGTCATCGGGTATTGGCTCATGAAAAGAAAAAGGGGCGAGCAATCCGTGCCCGCCCTGCCTTTGAACCCGTCCTTGGAGAGGCCAGATTTAGTTGTTGCTCGACGGGTTGTTGATGTGGCCCGGGGGAACAAACTGTCCGCCGCCATTGGCCGTGCCGTTTCCGCCCGCGCCACCGTTGCCAGTGCCGCCTGCGCCGCCGTTGCCCACTCCGCCAGCCCCGCCGGTCGCTTTGGACTTCGCGCTCGCGTCAGCGTTCGACGTGGCCGAGGCTCCGCCGCCGGATTGGCTCACCGTGGTCGTGTCGGGCTTGTGCAGATACGCGCTCGCCGCGGTAGCCGCAGGAGCCGCCACACTGCCGAGGACCGACGTGCCTGAGGCACTCGACACGACGCCTTCGATGGTCCCGGGTTTCTTCGGGTCCGCCAAAACGGTCGTGGTCGTGCTCGGGCAGAAGAGGCCCATGTTCTTGATGCGATAGACATCGAAGCCGTTGAGCGTGCCGATTTTCTTGACTCCCGCCGAAGCGGTGTTAATTACCGCGAGCAGTCCTGCCAGCGCCAATAGGGTTTTGATGGTTTTGTTCATCAGTGTTCGTAGGTTAGCACGGGGCGACGCGCCCCGTCAAATCAAGCGGTCTTCCGTTCGTTGAACCAGTCGGGTCCGCGCCGCACAAAGTTTTTCTCGATGGGCTGCCACTGGAAACAGTTCGCCTCTTCGCCCGCGCGGTCGTAGAAGGGTTGGAGCAGTTCAGACGTTTTGCCGTCGAGGTAGCCGTCTCGCACGCCCCGCTGCGACCAGATGGTGAACAGAGCAATTCCGCACTTCTTGGCCATGTCCACGCCCCAGTCGGCGATGTTGCCGCTGCACTCGTCGGTGTGGAACGTGGTCTTGCCGCCCTGCGTCACCCAGCGGTCCAGCGCCTCCTGCGAGACGCCGGGGCACACGAAAACGTCGAGGCGTTGCCCCGTCGGAATGGGCATCTCTCTGACGTTGCCCAGGAGTGAGGCTACGTCGCTCATGCGAAGGTGTATCCGGTTTCGTTTTCGAGGGCCTCGATGATGAGGACGCCTCTCCAGGTGAAGTGTTTTGGGAAATTTTCTGGCATCGACTGCACGCCCGTGTCGAACATCGGAGCGTTGCCCAAGTAGTCGGCGCAGTAGGAGCGGAGCCAGAGAAAATCCATGAAGCCGGCGATGCACACGCGGGGCCTCTCTCCGCCCTTCTCCCGTTGCGCGAAGCACACCTTGCGGTAGAACTCGCGGGCCTTCATGGTCAAGAAGGCCTGCGTGACCGTGTGCTCAACTCCGCCGTCAGCTCCGTATTGGATGACGTGAATCTGGCGTGTGTCGTCGGCGTAGTTCATAGTGTGTCCGTTGGGTTGCAGCCGAGGACTCGGCCCGTGTTGCGTTCGACGCACACAGAACGGTCGTCCCACAGCTCATACATTTTCAGGTCCTTCTCGCAGGTCACTCGCAGCCTCTGGCCAAGATGCTTTTCGCACCAAGCATAAATCCACTTGAGGGCTGACAGGTCGTTGTAGGCGCGCGCCGTGAAGATGCGAACCTCTTTTCCCTCGGCGCACCAACGCTTCACCCGCTCAACCATCGCGGGAATCGGCTCGCCGATATGAGAGACGCCCTTCCAGCCGTCGTAGTGCGCGAGCGTGCCGTCGAGGTCCACGCCAATCCAACTGCCTTCGTGCAGCTCGTTGGCCGGCTTGCCGTCTGAGTTTAGTGGTTTCATGGGTTTTTGAATTTCGGGTTGTATTCGACGAGTTTGAATTCTTTGCACGCTTTGTTCTCGCACCAGAACCGCGCGTCCCTGTCCCACCAGATGTTCTGCTTGCAACATCCGCACAGGACGTTTTTCATTTTGTAGCCGATGACGGTCACGAGAGGAAAAAGAAGTCTATGCGTTTGCCGGCGCTGGTGTAGGCGTAGCACACGTTCTTGGCGTCGCGATACTGGGGCTCCTCTTCTTTGTTTCTGGTGCAGCGTCTCAGCGCGAGGCTGAGATACTCCCCGATTGCCATCGCAGCATACGTGTAGCCCCAGCCCGCGTCGGGCTTCTTGCGGGGATACACGAAGATGTCGAGGTCCTTCTTGGACTCCCCCTTGTGCAGCACCGAGCCACCGAGGGCGAAGTGGAACCGTTCTCCGTCCGCCACAGTTGAGAAGTGTTCCTCAAGGTCTCGGACGAGGGCGAGAGCCTCGGTCAGTGTCCAGGTTCTGTTGCTCATTGTCCGTTCCCCGTGATGATGGATTTCGGTTGACCGCGGAGCACGCCGTCCGACGGAAGGAACTTCTTGTAGAAGCCTCGGTCGAAAAACATGTTGAACTCTGGGCGGATGCGCGTGATGGCTCCCGTCGTGCTCGACATTTTGAATTCGAGAATCACGCCGCCGATTTCGCAGCGGAGATGTTGCTTGCGGGTGAACATGTCTTGGTCCTTGAACCCAGGCATCCCGATGATGTGGACGTTGCGGTCGAAGCTGTAGCCGCTGACGTGGTAGTGGCCCTGCACCAGAATGGCCGGCTTCTCTCCGCCCTGAAAGCTCTCGACCATCTTCTGGCCCTTGTAGCTCCTGGCGTAGGCACTGCCGCCGCCCGGATGCTGAATCTTCATGCGGTTGACGAACTCTCCGCAGGTCAGCTCAACGTCGGCTTCGACGTGGCCGATATACTTCATGTCCGTGCGACCCATGCGCTCGCAGACCATCTGCAAGTAAGCGCCGAAGTTGAAGCCCTCTTTCTGCCACCAGCCCTCGTGGTCGTCGCCCGTGATGAAGTGCGTGGTGATGCCGTCCCGTTGCGGATATTGGCGGGCGCAATACATTGCCTGCCCGTCGATGCTGGTCTCGATGACGCTCGCGCCGTTGATGCGCGGAACGTAGCCGTCCACGATGTTGCCGGCGTGGAAAACGTCCTTCACGCCTTCACGAACGAACAGGTCATACTGCGCGTGCAGGGCGTCGAGGCGTTCCTCGCGGCAGGCCAAGTGTGTGTCTGACACGAGACCGATTTTCGTCCAGGCATCTCCGTCGAAAATGTCGAGCGGGATTTTGCCGAACTCGGTCGGGATTTCCTTGGCCGCTTCCATCAGGGGACACGGACCAGGAGCGCCAGGGTCACCGGGACCTCCGACGGGGCCCGTTTGCCCGAGGGGCCCGACGGTCTCTGATGTGACCTCTGCGTCAATCCAGGCCGGGTTGACTTGCGTGGCAGTGTTCTCCCCCGTCGGGTTGGACACAGCGTCGCAATAGACGGTGTCGAAGCCGTGTTTCTTGTCGGCAGCGACGCGGGTCTTCACGCTCTCCGGGGCGAACCGCTGACGGGCGCGGCGGATGGCGGGCTCGCTGACGCCGAAGGTCTGCGCGAGAGCCTTGTCGGTCATGCCGGACATCACGGCGGTTCGGAATTGTTGGATGTCTTGCTTTGTCCAGGTCATATTAAGCTGCCCGAGGGCGGTTCTGTTTTGGGTTTCCGTTTTGGTTTTGGGGCTTCGTCGGCGGCGGCCTGCGATGCCATGATTACTTGTTGCTGCGGGGTCTTGTGAAAAGCTGCGTCGAAAGCGGCGAGAGCCTCTGCCGGCGTTTGTCCGCAGCCGATGATGGCGTAGCCGGACTTGGTGATGTCGCCGTGGTAACAGATGAACTGGAAGCCGTCGTTGGCGATGATTGGCCGGAGCTGGTAGGCCGGGCTCTTGGCGGCGTCCGTCTGCGCTTTCAGATATTCAACCTGCGCGTTCTGCACTGCTTGAATCGAGCCATATAGCTCGTCGTGCTTCGACGTGTCCCAGCGCGTTTGGTCCGCGAGAATCGCGTCGATGCGTCCGCACACGTTGGCGAAGGTCACTGCGGCTGCCACCGTCAATCTTCCGGGGCGTCTCTTCCTCCGACATCATGAAGATGCTGCGGTGCCCCAGGATGAAAGGGCTCAGCGTGTTCACGACGGTTTGCAGCGTGTCGAGCTGCGTGCGGGTGAGAGCCTCGCGAGTCGGAACCACAGCGGCTCCTACTTGGCGCTTCTCTTTGTGATTGTCATTGCCCATTGTAGTAGATGTAAGGCATCCGCTGCGTTGTCGTCAACTATGGTGACCGTCGGGAACAGCTTCGTCGCGGTCCGAATCATGAAATCTTTGTCGGCCCCGCCGGAGCCCGTGGCCAACTTCTTGAGGGTCTTGACGTTGATGCAGTCGGTGATGATGCCGTGGCGATGCGCGAAAAGCCAGAGGGCGGCGCGGAGGCTTGACCACAGTTGCGTCTGCAAGGTGTATTGGGAAAACTCCACGTCCTCGAACACCAGGAAGTCAACCGGGTTGTTGGCCGTCCCGTCGGCGATGTTGTCGGCCCAGATGGCGCGCAGCTTCCCGTAAAGTGTGGGGATGCGGGCGTCCAGCCGGCGGTCCAGGCGCGCCTTGGCGGCCAGCTTGCGGGCCTTCTCGTCCTGCAAGAGCCACGCGCCCGCGGTAATGCCGCCGGAGCGAGAGCGATAGGCCCAGCCCGTGGTGGTGCCGAGGTCCAAGGCGAGGATGGTTTTCATTTAAAAAGACGATGTCGGTGGATTCGAAGAACCCGCCGGAATAAGAAAATCTCGAGAGAGTCCCATAGACAGAAGACCGCATCAATCGGGCCACAATACCCAATCCCGATGCAGCAGCTTCCGTCTTCCCTCTCAGATATTTTAGCCCAATCAATGCGCCATTTAGTTTTCACTTCCTAAATCCCTTTCTCAGCTTGGTAATAATCTGCCCATGTGCCGCGTGGACCGCTTGTCGGCTCACCCCGCGGTCTCGGGCGATGTCTGCCATGCTCTGGCCCACGTCGTAGATGAGCGTCAGCAGCTCCCGCTCGGGGCGCGTCAGCTTGCACTTGCACTTCTTGAGCATCGCGAGGTTGAGGCCTAGTTCCTCTTTCTGAGAAACGATTTCGTCAGTCGGCGGGGCCGTCTCGACGCAGGCCTGTTGCACTGCCTTGGGCATGATGCGCGCGGCGTCGTTCCCATGCTCGTCGTCGTGCTCCTTGTAAGGCGTGAACGTCGGGAACTTGTCAGAGTGCGACGACGGCGTCACCACGTTGCGCTCCTTCCACAGGCCGGCGATTGCGCCGCGCAGAAAAGGCGTGAGGTAACGCGTGAACCTATTGCCCCAGGCGGGGTCGAAGCGGTCGATGGCGTTCATCAGGGCGGCGTTCACGGCGGAGATTACTTCATCATCTGGAAGCCGGCCACGATTTGCGCGGCGAGCAAATCTTGCTGCATAGAGCAGATGGTTTTTGATAAGGAACTCACGAGCGTTTGCGTCGCCCTTTTTCGCCGCCAGGAAAAGTTTGGCCTCTTCTTCGGGTGTGGTGAGTTTGAACCGCAGGTCTTCATTCGCGCGGTAGTAGTTATTGCTGTTCTCGTTGTTCATTCGTCGGGTTTTTCTGGAATCGGCTGTCAGTCCTTTGCTCAGGCACGTCCAGAACCCGAAGGTTCTTGGGGTAGTGAGTCGAACGGTCGATTGAGTATGTGTGAACGCCTGCGACCCCGGGCCTCTCTTCGATTTTGAAGAGTTTGCCCTTGCTGAGAGTGTGCAGGTCGCGGTTAAATTTGGGGAATTGCATTTGCCGGAGGACCTCCGAGATGCCGGCCACGGATTGGAACTGTTGATAGAGGTCGAGAGCGCAGCCCACCCAGTTGTTGGCTTCGGGCTCGGTCTTCGTGAAATACTCGCGCATCCACACGATGAGGACCTGAGCGAGAGCCGAGGTCTTGCTGGACCGCTGCGCGCTCGTCACCATCTCGGGGTTGTGATAGGCCTTGATGCCGCCGAAGCGGGCTTCATCCTGCGACGTGCCGACGCACTGGGGCGGGACCACCCAGTCAAACAGGAAGCGGCAGAACCACGGAAGCTCGCGCGCGAGGATGGCGTCAAGCTCTTTGGCCGGCGGAAAAGTTTTCTTGGGCGACTGCGCCATGAACATCATGACCTTGTCTGCCATGCTGGCGTCGAGGTCGGGATGCAGGACGGCGTCAGCGTCGAGGTTGCTGGTGATGTGCGTCCGGGCCCGGCTGCCCACGACGCCACCCAGGCGGAACTTTTCGTTGCACTCGCGCTCGTTGTTCGCCGTGTTCTTCTTGACGTTCTCGCTGAACCGGCGGAGCATCCTCTCGTTCTCGGTGACCGCAGTGTCGTCAACGACGTGCAGAGCGTGGTCGAAAAGCTGAGAGTTGAAGGTGGTCTCGCCGAGCAGGTGTGCCGCGGCTTCCGAGAATCCTCCGACAATCGCGCCGAGGATTTTCCGGCAGCCGAAAGTCTTGCCGCAGGCCACGGGCCCCGCGATGTAGATTGCGTGACCGAGTTGCAGGTCGCGCTCGTAGCAGCCCTTGTAGAAGTAGCTGGCCCAGCTCAAGTAGAAAGGGAGCTGGTCGGGCGTCGTGAAAAAGTTGTCGTAGTATTCGGAAATCCAGGGGAACTGTCCCTCGGGGCCCCACACCGCTTTGCCGTCAGCCGGCGACATGGCATCGACGTTGTGCGTGTTGATATACCACTCGCTGTTGAAAGGGATTTTGCCCTTGGGCCAGAAGGCGAAGGACTTCATGCCCTTGACCCGCTGCTCTCCGTGAATGAAAGCAATCGCGCCTTCGACTTCGGAAAAGGTCTCGCCCTTCTTCTTGCTGATGTCACGCGTGAGGCCGCGCATCACCACCAGCTCGTTGATGACGTTGTCCTTGTTCAGAATATCCCAGCGCCCGGACTCCCGCTTGACGCCGTAATCTTTGCCGTCGAAGTAGATGTCCTTGACCGCGTTCCCCGTTCGGTTCTGCTCGAACTGTTTGACCCAGTCAGCTCCGAGCAGCTCGGGCCATGTCCACCAGCCCTTGCCGCCCGCGTGCGCCGCAAAAGTTTTCATGCCGGTCTCGCACACCATCGCGGACGCCTTCGACGTGGAGCCTTCAATCCAGAAGGACGGGCCTTGCAGACCGAAGTCGAAGTCGCCTTCCCACTCCTTGAAGCGGGGGAACTTGTCGGACAGCTCGCGGAAGCGGTCGGCGACAATCTTCGCGGGGATGGTCACGCCGGGCTCGTTGTCTTTCCACGCGTAGGTCCGGCAGACCTTCAACAGCCAGCCGCAGACGGTCGCGTGCGGGATGGGGTCAGGCTCAATCTGCCGCCACTGAGAGCCGGCAGTGTAGTAGCGAGACGGTTCCAGGTAGCCAACGTCGAGGTTGCTCAACTGGAGAATCGGAAGGAACTCGTGAAGCTGCTTGAGAAGGTGAACCGCGAAGTTGCGAGAGGAGAGGGCGATGGGCACGGCGAAAATCCAGACCAAGCGCCAGTTGCCGGAGAGAGAACGCTCCACCCAGTTTGGCTTGATGTCCATCCGAGCGATTGCGCTATCGACTTCCTGCTCAGTGAACTTGGCATCGTAGTCGCCGACGAACGCGCGCATTTCCCAGGGTCGGTTGTCGTTGTCCTTTAGCCCACGTTCGCTCACGCGCATGTTCTCGTTGACGGCGACGAAGCCGGAGTAGAACATGTAATCGGTCCCGGAGAGGTTTGCCCAGGCGGTCCGGGCAGCCTTGTCGTCGATGCAGCTTTGAGGAACGGAGGAGAGTTTGTCGAATTTCCACGGCTCACCCTCGAAGGTTTGCGTGGACGTAAGGTTCTTGAGGTATCTTAGCACAGTGGAGAAGAGTATCTCGGGTTATCGCGTGTTGTCAACTGAGGGGCGCTCATTTCAGGTAGTAGGGAACCTCTTTCGCTTCGGCAGCGATTGGACAACCTTGGAGCCATGTGGGGCACTGTGACATCACATGCTCGACATCTTTCGCCGTCACAGATTGGTCAACCTCGTTGATGGTTTCGTCGTGCGCCGTCCACAACACCGTGCCGTCGCCGAAGGTTCGGTCCAGGGCCAAGCAGTGTTCGGCGAAAACTTCACGGGCGATTGCTTGAATCATGTTCTCCGTGAGCATCCCGCCGTAGTAAGGAATCCGCACCAGCCGGCCATTCTTAATTCCCTCGGCCCGAACGCAGCAGCGGTTGCGCCACTGGTCAGTCTCTTCGTCGTATTGCTTCACCCACTCGCGGGCCAGCTTGCGGTAGGTCAGCTTGCGACCGGACGGCAGCTCGATGGAAAACTCGCCGTCGAGCAGGCTGTCTTTGTAGGCCTTGTCCAGGTGCTTCCACAGCCCGACGATTTTCGGGTTGTTGGCCCGAAAGTTTTTCACGCACTCGCGGGAAAAGCTGCCGTAGCCGCTGACCAGCTTCGGGGACCCGTCCTTGTTCAGGATGGGCTCTCCGTCTTCGTTCAGCACGGGCACGAACTCCGGGTCCTTTTCCGTGATGTCGATGCGCGCGTGCGTCATTGCCATCGCGATGAACTTTTCCCAGGCGGCTTGGTAGCCGAGGCTCAACACCTGCGCCTTGCTCAGCGCGTAGCGGTCCTTGTCTCCCTTCTTCAAGTCACCGCCGGTCCAGCCCATTTGCTGGCGCGCGAAGGCTTCGTAGGGGCTCTGGCCGGCTGCCATCAGGTCGAGCAGCTCTTGGTTGCCTGTCACCCAGGCGAGCACGCGCGGCTCAATCTGGCTGAGGTCAGACACAATCATTTTCTTGCCGGCGCGCGGAATAAAAAGCGAACGGACATCGAGAGTCGCGGTGACGAAGCTCGGGACCGTGCCGGACTTGCCGAGGTTGTGGTCGATTTCTTTGAGCCTGTCCGCCTCGTTGATGAGAAAACCTTTGTCGTCGCGATACAGCGGCTCCTTGCGGAAGTTTTGCATGTTGACGCCGCCGTCGCCGGACCAGCGGCCCGTGTGAGCGCCGAAATACTTCAAGCGGAATTGCAGGATGCCTTCGGGCGTCAGGCGCTCCTTGATGGTCTCCAGGCTGCCCAGGAACTGGCGGATGCTGCGGAGCTTGGCGACGTTCGCGGCCCAGGCAAAACGTGGCGCGTAGGTTTTCTCCCACAGGTCGAAGGCCTCTTCTCCGTCGTGACTGATGACCGGCGGGGACGGGATGCCTTCCATGCGGCAGCGTTCAGCGATTGCCTTCGGTGACGTTGGCTTGTGGCCCTCGGCAATCCAGGGCAGCGTGGCCTCGCAGTCGAGCTGCATGGTGTGCGCCGTCTTGATGTAGTCCGTCAGCTTGTCCACGTCCACCTGCACGCCGCGCTTGCCCTGGCGCGAGGTCTGGTCAGCGAGCTGGCGCTCGAACTCCGGCCACTTGTCTCCGTGCTTCATCCACAGCTCGCGGCAGGTCACCGCGTCGCGGCGTCCGTAGCGCACCATGTCGTTCCACCAGCCCTCGGCCTTTATCTGGTCGGCAGTCTTGCCGTTGGCCTTGTCGCGAACGGACTTGTCCAGCTCAACGCCCAGCAAAAATTTGGCTGCCTCGTCCAGGGACCTGCGGTTGCAGAGATACGCGGACATGTTCGCCGTGCAGAACCAGTGTGCGGGCTTGATTGCCGGCGCGGTGCCCAGTTCGACGAGGCGGTCGTGGACGCCGCTGTCGAAGTGCGCGTTGTGAGAGACGAGCGTTGTCTCGTGGTCGATGGCGTCCCAGTTGAAGTCCCGCGGGTGCCCGGCCCAGGTCTCCTTGTCGTCGCACACCGTGAGCAGGTAGGCGTCGAAGCGCGGGCTGTGCATGTAGGCGTAGTCGCCCATGAGGGTGACTGAGTAGCCGACCTTCTTCGATTTGTGGTAAAAAGTTTCGTAGTCGAAACCGAGGATTTGGCTCATGGTCTAGTCTCCAGTGAAGGCCTGTGCGCCGAAGACGAGAGAGACAATGCCGAGAATCACCCACCCGTGGCCGACTACATTGCCCAAGGCATTGAGCAACCAGCAGACTCCGAGGCAAGCGGGCAGGAAAAGCGTCAGGACGATTGCAAACAGCCATTTGATTTTCAGGTCGCTCATAATGTGATGCCGCAGGACGGCGTGCTCTGGGTTTTGTTGCAGATGATTTTGCGGATGGCCTTCTCAAGGCGGGCCAGCGCGCGCTCGGCGGCGAAGCCGGTGATGAGGCGCAAGTCGTCGTCGGGCGGCAGCGAATGCAGAGGCTCGCGAATCTTGCTCTCAATCTGGCGGATGATGCAATCGACTTCCGCTTCGACTTCGTCCAGGCGCTCCTGAGAGACGCGCTTGAACTTGTTGGCGCGATTCTGTTTGGAGCACGCGAGAAAATACGTGCGGACGTTCGATTCGACGGTGAGGTTCGTGCGTTGGTTGCTGATGACTTGTTCGCTCATGGCTTCTTGTTGGTTCAGTTGAAAGAAGGCCCCGCGGATGGTAAGCCAGGGAACACACTCGTGTCAGCCGGCCACATTTTCCTTAATGCGGGGAGATTGTTCATTGCCCGATGTTACCACGGAGGCGGCGCATGGTCAACTCAAACAGGTCGCGCTTGGTTTCCCACTCGCGCCGAATGTCCGCCGGCTGGTTGTGGTCGAGCGCCATCTGCCAAGCCTCTTTGTGGTTCTCTTGGGCGCGGAGAAATCTCTCACGCAGCTCAACAGAGCAGCGATACATCATGCCGGTTCGGCCCAGTGGGCACGGGTCACAGCAAGAGCAGTCGCAGAGGGTCATAAAAAGTGGAGCCTGTCATCCTCACCAGGACAGGCACTGGTAACACCCTGAAAACTTACAGGGCGAGGTTTCTCGTGCAGTTGTTAGCTGCCCGTGATTTGCTTGATAAACGCGCGGAGCACGTCCGAGGTCTTCGCGCCGGCCTTGACAACCGGGACGTAGCTGGTGTTGCCAGTTCCGTAGGTTTTCAGCTTGGTGCCGAAGGTGTGGAGGAACGACGTGTAGCCGCCCGCGGTGAGGTAGCCCGCTTTCTTCTCCTGGCGGAGAACCTGCGCGCACTCCGTGAACAGCCCGCCCTTCATGTCGAGCGTGGCGAGAGCCCACTGGCTGTCTTCGCACACGAACGGGAAAAGGACGCGGTCAGGGTCCTGCACGTCGGCAGGCTTCTTGATGAGGAACAACGCCGTCGCCAGCGTCTTGAACTCGCGTGACGGGATTTTGGCCGCCAGCTTTTCACGGTGCTCCTTGTAGTTGAGCGTGCCGTTGGCGCGCGCGACTTCTTGGAGTGAGTTGGCCAGAATGCCCTGAGCATCCGAACCGTAGGGGACCACTTCGGTGTAGCGGTCCTTGCGGAAGCCGATACAGACGAGAGTGACGGGTTCGCTGCCGGCCTTCACGAGCTGACCGTCTTTGATGACGGGCGGCGTGTAGATGGCAATCTGGTCCTTGAGGACGACTTCGCCCAGGTCGAACGCAACCGCGAGGCTGCTCGATTTCTGCACGACTTTCAACTTCGGAAAGCGGATGTCCGCGAAGCCGATGTTGTCCTCATTGTATGGGAACGCAGGGGTCGGAGCGGCCACGTCGGTGCAAGTAGGATTGCCGTCAGTGTCGCAGGGAACTGCGTTGGGGGTTGCGGTGTCCGCGGTGATTGGTTCCGACGCTGAGTCGGGCACCCCGGGTTTGCTGAACGATACATTGGCCATGTTGGTCTTTGTGTTCTTGGTTGTGGTTTACTATCTCGCGGCTTTATTGCCCGAGTCTTTATCCGTCGCCATTCTCAGCGACGCATAGGATTTTCCCATCTCAGCAGCACCCTCGTCAACTAAGGCGGCGCGAAAAGCTGCTTGAGTTTTCTCTTTGCTGCCGCGCGGTGCGACCAGCTCAATCAGCTCGTCGAGAGGCGTGAGCGTGATGTCGTAGAGGGCCTCGACTTTGTCCTGATGCTCGGGCGGCAAAAAGCGTTTGGCAATCTCGCCGACCTTCTTCGCGTGCTTGATGTTCAGCCGCTGCCCAGGCACCAGCACGTAGCCGGCGGGGATGAAGTCTTCGTCGTTGATGGCTTTCTGAGTCGCGTTCTTGCGGAATGATTCGGCCCACAGCTTCACGACTTGCGCCAGCTTCATGCCGACGGAGACCTGCACGGGGTCCTCCAGGGTCACGGTGTTGATGTCTTCGGGGACGGCGAGGGGCGCATACTTTTTACCCACCTGAATTGCCAGCTCGGCAACCCGCGGGCACCTGCCCACCAGTGAACAAAAAAGGCAGGTCCCAAGCGTCGCCCGCGCCATTGAAAAGTCATCCGGATTTCGCGCCGCCTCCACAGCCCGAAGAACAACAGTTCGGACACGTAGGAGATACGAATCGGGAACAGTGATGTCAAAAGTGTGCTCGGACTCATGGTCAATGGGGGGTTGGAAAAACAGGACGCGGCACGTCTTGAGTTTGGGATAGATTTTCTTGAGGCCCAACATGTAGCAGATGCCTTGCAGGTTGTCCTCGGCGTTGGTCACCGCGTTCTTGCCGAACTTCCAGTCGATGATTTCCGCGTGCGTCTCTTCGGCGTTGATGATGCCCAGGTCCAGGTAGCCGCCCGTGGTGCCCTTGAAAAAGGTGGTGGCGTGCCCCTTTTCTGCGGGTATGGGCATCACTTCGTCGTCCACGGGCAGGTAGATTTCGCGGACTACTTTGACGCCGGGCCCGAAGGCCGCGATGCGCTCGAACGCGAGGTCCTTGCATTGGGCCACAACCAAGGCCTTGTAGTCGGGAATGCGGTTGTCGTCAGCGTCAGACTCAACCGCGTTATGCTGGAGCGTGCCCATGATAGACGCTTCGGTCTCAGACTGCGTGGGGACATACTTCGGGCAGGCCTCTCGGCATTGGAGAGTTGAAGGAGAGTAGGGGTGATGAAGACGGACTTCGGCGGCGGACTTGTCAACTTGTTCAGACATACAATTTACTTGTTCAACAGGTGTGGCAAAAGTGCGTTGTGTCAATCTGCAAACGTCTTCACAACTTCTGGCGGGACCGCGGGCGTCCGGAGTCTCCGGATGAAATCCTCCGCGTCCTCCAGCGTCAGGCAGCCGTAGTCAGCCTGTTCCCACCACACGCCCAAAAACTTTGCTTGCGGGTGGAATCGGAATCCGTCCCCGGATAACGAGGACCAGAAGGGCTTCTTGACGATACGGTATTTCACTTTTTCAGGAAAAGCCCGAACGCGCAGATGATGCCCCACACAATCGCGATGACAGCGAAGACGGAGAGCACGAGGGCGCAGCCGCCCCACAGCGGAGCGGTGACCCACCACCAGGACCAGTCGATGACGTGCGTCAGCTTGAGGGTGAGGAACACGGTGAAGACGAGGCCCCCGAGGCCGATGCCTCCGGAGTAGTTGTTGTTTGAGTCGGCCATAGGATTAGTGTTTGTAGAGGAACGTGACGGTTGCGGTGATTGCGGCGGCGCTCATCCAGTAGCACACGTCCGCCGGTTTCTTCTCGAACGCCCAGCGAATCGAGTTGAGAAAATACAACGTCAGGATGACGTAGTTGAAGACCTTTGGGTCCAGCAGAATTGATTTCATAGGCACAACACAGCGATGGTGCCCCCCAGGATGATGATAGTGAACACGAGGGCCACGACGGCTTTCACGAAAAAGCAGGATGGAGTTCGTCCGCAGTCTGGACAGGGTTTCATAAATTTAGGAAAAAGTCTCGCACCATCGACACCGCGGCAAAGATTAAGGTCTCTGCAATGACAATGGTTGCGACAATGATTAACAGGGCAACAAGGAACCTCATGTTTGGCTTGGTGATTTGCGTTCGCGCTCGGGCAACCGCGGAGCCGGGACCAGCCCGGAGGGGAGACCGCGCCTCGCGCACTCTTCCCGGTATGCTTCTGTCTCCGGTCGCTCGCCACTCTTCCACAGAGACTTGGCGATTTCGCGACCGCTGGTCCCGACTTTTCCTTTTTTGCTCATTGCGTGACTGTAGCAGGCGCGACTTCGGGCGTCAACTCAGGTGCGGAGACGATGCCGATTTCTTTCTTGTAGAACTCGGGGAAGCCGCCGGCCACGCCGCGCTGAATCTGTTTGATGAAGTGATTGAAAAGAGTGTCGCGGATGAAGTCCGTTTCCTCTTTCAACAGGTCCGTCGCCAGCTCGCGCATCAGTGGCCCGATGTCCTGCGGCGTGTCGGTCAGCGTGCCGGCGTCGCGCAGGTGTTGAATCTGCTTGCGCCAACGTGCTTCGGTGCGAAGCTGCACGATGAGGTTCTGCACCACGTCCTGCGTGCCGGGGTTCGCTTTCTTCCACTCGCCGCCGTGGCGTTCCTTGAACTCCTGGCTCACGAACTTGCCGATGAGGATTTTCTTGTCGATGCCGAAGCGGTTGTAGTTTTTCACGACGAAGCCTTCGACCTTGCAGCCGCCGAGGATACTGTCATGGGCGAGGAAGTCCGTGGCATTCGGCCTGCGGTCCTCCATGAGCCCATGCAGCTCGCCTTCAAAAAATGTGGGGACTACGTCCAAGTCCAACCTTGTAGCCTCGACCCGCTTCTCCTGAGGCGTGAGGTAAACCTCGGGCCCGGTCATCACGTCGAAGAGGATGACGTGCTTCGCAGGCGTGCGCGAGTAGGTGAGCGTGTTGTGCTTCGGCTTCTGCAAATACTCGCCGCGATACACCCAGCCGGGGTGCAGGTCCAACGTCTGAGCGGTGGAGACAGCGTGGTTGAAAAGCTGAGGGACCGCGCCCAGGTGAATCTCCTGGCCCTTGCTGCGGACTTGGAGCAGGCCGCAAGGCAGTCGGCACATTGAGAATTGTGAGCCGTCCACCTTTTCTTCGACGACAACTGGGCCACTCAACAGCTCGTTGAGATAGCGGTGCCCGATGGCGTAGATGGACGGATAGGATGAGAGATGGTTGTCAGTTTGCATTGCACGCAGACGCTGGTTGTAGGTCTTTTAGGATTTGTGTTCGGCCCGGATTTTCCTGGCGAACGTCGGGTTGTGTTTGATGCCTTCGAGCAGCCGCTTCTGTGCGGCGGCCTTCTCAGGCGTTGTGTCTTTGGCGAGGGTGCGGCCCGTGTCTTTGTTGAACACGCGGACGTGGCCCTTCTTGATTGTCTTGCTACCGTATGGCATTTGCTTGGGTTGGGTTGTGTGAGGGCGCGAGCCAGCCCGCTTGGATGCGGTCCACGGCTGCGCCGGCCAGCCAGCCTTCACGCCACAGCTTGCGGATTTTGTAAGCGTAGCGGTTGAAGACCGGACAGTCCTCTAGTCGCGCGCCGGAGGCCTGGGCGACGAAGCCTGCCTCCCAGTGCGCGAAAACTTTCTTCTGGTTCTCGGTGAGAGCCAGCTCGGGGTTGTCGGTGACGGTGATTCGTTTGTTCTCAGAGCTGATGTTCATAGATGTTTCACAACATCGAGAAAATATCACTCAACTCGCCTTCTGTCAAACGGAGATTTGAGGCGAACAGGTCCGCGTCGTTGAAGGCGTCTTGCTGGTTCAGCCGGGTCACCAGCCTTCGGTGCGTGTTCTCCTGCCTCGTGCCGGCGGCCAGGACGACGCGGTAGAGGCTTTTGGACTTGGACCCGATGCGGGGGAGGCGTCCGAAAACCTGCCTGATGTTGACAGCCGAGTTGCAAGGCGAAACGTGGCCAACGCGAGGAAAACCGCCGTGGACATCATGAAGAGAAATGCACACGCCGCCAGCAGCAGAGTTGCAGACAAGGCGACGGTCGCGGTTAGCTTGGAAAGAGTCAATGCAAGACTGCCGGCGCTTCTGGCCCGCGGGCCCCACTTGCGAGCCGTCGATGCGGCATTCTGTTTTGAGTCTCTTGCAGAGTTCATCCAAGGTTTGCGTGAAGGTGACGAAGTTGACCACGCTGTAGCCCTGCTCGTTCGCGTCCTCGGTGAGCTGCACGAACACGGGCACCATCAAAAGCTCGACCTCTTGCAGGGCCCGGAGGATGAGCGTCAGATGCGTCTCTTTGTCGGCGGCGGCCTTGTCACGCAGGGCTCGGATGGAGTCGTCCATCTGCTCGTAGAGCTTCTCGATTGCCTTCCCTTCGTTCAGGTCATAAAGCTCGGCGTTGATTTGACACTCGGGGAAGTCAGGCAGGTCCTGCGTGCGGACGCGGACGCCGTGGTCCGGGAAGATTTCCGAGTTGAGCCTTGCCATCGTTTGCTTGCGCTCGTTCTCGTCCCCGGCGAATCGGAAGCCGCCGTGCGGCGAGGGGCGGCAGTTCCAGCGGCGCACCCAGGTCCAGAAGCGAACGCCCTCGTCCAGTTCGTGGAGCCCCAGGGTGTAGCCCAGCGCCTTAAAGTCAAGGGGGCTGTCTCCGGCAGTTGCGCTCAGCCCGAGCACGCGTAGGCCCTGCCGGCGAGCGGCAATCAGGGTCTCAGCGTTGAGTGAGTCCGTGGCCTTGCAGCGGTGGACCTCGTCGAACACGGCGGCCTTCACGCCGGGGTGGAAAATAAACCGCCCGTAGTTGTGCGGTATGGTCTTGGTCTCAACGCAGTGGATGCCGTGGACGCCGTAGGGGCAGCGCGGCGTGTCCTCTTCAACCCAGCACTGGCATTCGGTGCATTTCAGCCGGGTCTTGAGGGGCCCGGTCTTCGGGAATTGCCAGCGACCGTATGGCGTGCGCCCGGTCCGGAGCATTTCGTAGTTGATGACATCGAAGCTGGTGCCCAGGTGCTCGGCGGCGCGTCGCCAGCCTGTCTGCGCGACCTCGGGACACACAACGAGAGTCGGCAGGTCCAGCTCACGCAGGACGGCAGCGGCGACGTAGGTCTTGCCGGTGCCCATGTCGGAACCATCGAGGGCTGCGCCGTATCGGCGGATGCAGTCGAGCAGGTGCTCGGCGGCCTTCGGCTGATGCGGTTTGAGCCCTTCAATGTTCACATTGTGATTCGCAAAACGGTGATGCAGCCGTCAGAGAGCGGCCCGTCAACGGGAATCAGTTGGCCGTTCTGCGGCTCGTAGAAAAACCACTGTCCATCGTTGCGGCGGATGACGTTCATCGCATGGTAGCCCAGCAGCTCGCCATCCGGGTCCGACAATCGCACGTAGGCCATGCCGACGGCGATAGCCGAGCGGCTGTGACGGTAGTGTCGGAGCGACCACACGTCCATCCAATGCTTGGCTTCGCGGGCGAAGTTGTCACAGTCCCAGGCCTCTTCGACGTAGGGTGTGAACTCCTTGTGTGCGATGGCGAACACAACCATGTCTTCGATGTCCTTCTGCGTCGGAGAAATGTAGTAAGAGTCCTCCGGACCGAACAGAACACCTTTTTCGTTGTCTTCATTAGACATCTTCCATCGGAGGCATTCAGATACAGAGTTGGCCAGCTCGCGCCAATCGAGGATGATTGGGCGGTCAGGTTCAGTTGCTTGTGCCGTTAGCGTGAGTGCGAGCAGTAGCGTCGCGATTAGTTTTTTCAAACTGGTTTGTCCAGCCTTTCAACACGCGAGGGTTATATCGTAGGAGAAGCTGTTCACGCACCGCAGAGTTGCTTTGCAGCAGAGAAAAGATTTCGTTGCGGCTGCACAGGTAGTCCTTGAACCAGTAGAGCCAGAGCTGCGGCGGGCAGCCGGCGGGGACGTGCTTCGATTCGACGCCATGCGCGACGAACTCCTTGACCTCACCAGAGAGCGTGATGCGGAACAAGTAGAACCAAGCAGGCTCGCAGAAGATGGAAAACTTGTCGGCCCAGCAGATGTCAGAGGGCGTCTCGTTGCACAGCTTCGCGAGTGAGCCGCTGTGAAACAGGCAACGCTGCGCGGCCTCTGCGGAGATTAGGGCGGAGGCGAGCTTCGATTCTCCGCAGAACCAGCGGCGAAAACGATAGACGATTTTGCTCACGACTTTAGCGCCGAGCAGCGGGTGCAGCTTGCCCTTCTCTCCGTCGATGTCTTCGCAGCCCCAGTATCCGATGTCGTGGACCGCGATGCAGAGCCAGCCGACGGCGTCAGGCCACCGCTTGAACAGCCGGCGGTAGGCGATGGCGACCGTGATGGGGTGCCACAGAAATTGGTGGCAGCCGAACAGCAATGACTTCGTTCCGATTTTCACAGCATGTTTTGGATGCGCCTGTCGGTCCAGGCATAAAACTTCGACGCGCGGAAAAGGGCGACGGTTTCGTCCGTGCGCTTGATGGGAATCTCGTTGTCCACTGCCCAGGCGAAAAGCGTGGCGTGATACTCAGCCAGGGTGCCGCCGTTCACAATGGTCTCGTCGCAGTCCGCGGGAGAGAATGTCACCGTCGGGTCCACGGCGTTGCCGGGCCTGTCCACCCAGACGATGCGGTCGAACAGATGCTCGGCCTTCACCGCGTTAATCTCGGCGATGTCGCGCAGGCCGGCGGCGATGTCTCCGCTGGCGATGACAAGGCGCGCGAGGAAGCACTGGTCAGTGAGGCGGACCTTGTCCAGCTCGTCTTTCCAGAACTGGCGTTGCTGGTGCCTCTGCTCCCAGGCTTGGCAGGGATGCACGCCGAGGACCTTGGCCATGTGCGGCAGGCCCGCCCAGGAAAAGCTGCCGGCGTAGCTCAGAGATGTGATGCGTCCGAGGAAGATTGCGGCTTCATCTTTGCCGGCGCGACCGTAGCCACAGAAGAGTATTTTGCGAAGTGACATTTGATTTCTGGTAGGAGTTCAGGTTTTTGGTTTGCGAGTGCGAGCCATGTTAGGAACCACTCACTGTCATGCCATGCCTGCCACGCGGCGGGCCTTGAGAACGCCCCGAAGGGTTCAGACCCAGGGGAGATTTTTTGTCGGATACGGGAGGCAGCCAACTCGGAAGGTTCCATTCGATTTCGAGGTCGTGTTCCTCTGCCATCGTCCGGAAAAAAGCTGAGCGGTATTCGCGGAGTGCTGGTGAGTTCACGACGGGTTTGGAGGGTTGTCGCACGCGCGTTTGTTTTCCAATTCGCAGAGTCTGGACTGAGCCAGCAAAATGATTTCGAGCAACTGCTCTTGAGTCATGCCCCGGACCAAGATTGCCCCGCCCATCATCAGCGTGTTCTGCACCGTGATGTTCCGGACAAGCTCTCTGATTTCTTCGAGCGTCATACTTCTTTCGGCTCAGTGCGAAATTCGATTTCGGTCTTCACTCGCGCGAAGCGCATCAAAGCCAAGTCGTGCAGCGGTCGCAGCTTCGCGGCCACGTAGGTGTCGCTGCGCGCGATTTCGTGCTTGAAGTGCGAGGACCAGCGAGCGGCCTGCTTGAGGCGGCGCACAAGCTGTTGCATGGTGAGCGTGCCCAGCTTGGCGATATACTTCTCCGTCGCATTGGCCGGCGGGCGTCCGTAAACTTTGCTCTGACGTGCGCGCATTGCGGCGCGGCGTTGCTTCGCCGTGTGCTTGGCCTTCGGGTCGAACAGGTCAACGGTGCTCTTGTGGCTGAGGTCGGGGCTGATGTCGTCGCCGACGACTGTCGGGGCGTTTGTCGTGTCGTTCATGTTGGTTCTTGTTTGGGTTTTGATTCGTTCACCAGGGCCACAGCATACGCGCATGTGGAGCACAGGTCAAATCTGACGCCGTCCTCGCGCTGAATGCGGTGGCGATTTGTTCGGACCTTGTTCCCGTTGTAGGAAACAAACTCGGCGCAATCGAACTCCGGTCCGGGAACTTCGACGCTGTGCAGCGGACAGATTTTGTTCGCGCAGAAAGGGGTCAAACCATCCTCCAGTTGGAAGCGTTCTCATCGAGACGCCAGCTCTCGGGAACAGATTTTTGGGTCACGGGGCTACCGTTGAACGGGTAAATCATTTTCAGGATTGCCCAGCCCAGCTTGTTGAACGCGATGACTACGAAACGATGCCCGTGACAGTCGCGCCACACTTGGTTGATTCTCCAAGGCAAGTGCGCGGAGTATGTCAGGCAAGCGTGCATTACTTCGCGGGAGCTTCGGGCTCCGGTGTCTTCACTGCCGGCTTCGCGGCGGGCGGTGTCTTCGGCGCTTTCGGCGCGGGGAGATGTTCGGGCGGCGTGAACACGGGCGCGAGTTGCTGCTTGCGCTTCGGTGCCGACGGCTTGATGGGTTGGTCGGAGGCGTGAGACTTGAGGCGCAGGGCCAGCTCGCGACCGTCGCGTCCGAGGATTTCCAAAATCAGCTCGGGCAGTTTCTCCACGGGGATGCCGGCGTTCATCTGGTTGGAAAAGCGTGTCGCGTTGCGCGTCATGCGGTCCTTGAGCGTGAGTCCGACGGTGCCCTTGTCCTGCATGTAGCGGAGCAGAACGTCCTGCGCTGCGCCCTCGAAAAAGACGGTGCCGATTTCGCGGAAGCATTCCGCACCGCTGCCGTCCGCCGTGGCGTTGTCGATGAACAACTGGCGCAGGGTCATCCCGGGATACGGATTGATGAACTGCGCGGCCTCTTCGCGGGTCTCGATTGTCGAGCCCAGCCGGCGGATGTCCACGGGCGACACTTTCGGGTGCAGCTTGAGGACCTCCTTGAGGAGGTTCGCGTAGTCCTGCTTGCCCACTCCGGCGAGCGGGGCTTCGACGATGACGGGGCCCGGCACGCCGGGGACCTTGAAAGAGCCAATGATGAATGAAGGCATACGAAAGAGGTTTGGGTTATGCCGTGGTGTCAACCGGCGATTTGCAGGCGGGCCACTTCGCGCGCGCTGGTGCCGCGGCGGTCTTCGCACAGGGCGAGCTTCTCGTCGCGCGTGAGAGCCTTGTAGCTGCGCTGCCGGGCCTCGGCCTCGCTGCGCTTGCGGTCGCGCTTGGCGTGCAGCGTGGCGTTGCTGTAGCCTTCGGTGCGGAGGCGGCGGCCAGGGACCGAAGCGCCGTCTGCTTTGTTCTGAGGATATTTCTGTTTGCTCATTGCGGGGACGTTAGCACGAGGGCTCGGTCAAGGTCAACTTAGGCACGACTCGCCAAGCGCGCTTCACGCGGCAGCGACGGTGCGGCGCGGTCTTCAGCCGGACGCCCTCGGGGTTGACGTTGTTATCGACGAACGTGCGCCGATGCACGGTGACGTAGTGGCCTGTGACGTTGATGATGACCGGGTCCTTGAGGGCGTCGCGGTTCACGCGGACGAACTTCGCGAGCGTGGGATAAATCAAGGGGAGACCACACGCGGGCATCGCGCGCCACTCGGCGAACGCGTCAAAAATTGGCTCCAGCTCGAAGCCCAGAATGCGCGCGGCCTTCACCAGCTCGGAGTTTCTCACGCCGATGATTGGCTTGTCGTTTCCGCGGAGCCCCTTGATGATTCCGTGAATGCGAGAGGTTGGCTCTCCTGTCACTGCGCTGAGCGCGGCAGGCCCGCACCAGAGCGTGGATTTCAGGTCGTGTTTGATTTTATGTAGCTTCATCGGGCAGGTCTTTCCAGATAAACATGTCCAGCTCGTCGCTGTAGGAGATTTTGATGCGCTCCTGAATTTTCGCGGTGACGTTGCTGTTGGTGATTTGGCCGGACGCATACTCGTCCAGGTCGTCGAGCTGGCCACGCAGCGCGCGGCGCGCGGCCTTCTCGGAAGCGTGGCCAGAGCCGGCGATGGTGTAAACGATTCTGAATTTTGCGCTCATGTTATTCGCAGGGGTTGCCGATGGGCATCGCGGGCACGCGGAGCCGAAAATAGGTGCCAGGCTTCACGCAGTGCCGGCGTTCCATGTCGCGGACCTTCTCGTAGGTGAGCGCGGAAAAGTAGGTGCGCGCCTCGTCCGGCGTCATTTGCGATATTCGGACCTTGTGCTTGATTACGCTTGAGGGCATCATGTGATTAGTCTCCGAGCGAACGCCAGCCGTCCGCAACTGCCTTCTGCTCCAGGTGACCCATCAGGCCGGCGAGCAGAGCCGGGTCAATGGGCGTCCACTCATACGAGCGAACGATGAAAGCGTGCCGCTCCTCGCGGCGGAACAGTGCGATGGCTTCCTCCATGCTTGCCGCATTGAGGTCGCGGCGGAAGGTCACGCGACCCGCTTCCCGCAACTTCCAAACGATTGAGAATTTCTTCATGGTGTAAGATACCACACGGCGGCCAGAGTGCAACCCCGTAGTTCTACGGTTTGGAGGGCAGGTATTTCTCCAGGCCCAGCTCGCGGGCCCGGTCCTCTCCTGCCGGCGTCAGTTCAATCCAGTCGTCGCCGTCGCTGCGGAAGGTGGTGACCAGCCCGAGCTTTTTCAGGTCGGTCAGGTTCCCGCGGCGCGCGGCGTTCAGGTGGTTGAAGCAGGGCGTCGTGCCTGTCCAGTTCGGGAGGTCCTCGACGATGCTGCGGAAAAGTTTGGCGGTCTCGTCAGTCATGGCAATTACTTCTTGAGGCGCGCGGCGCGCTCCTGGCGCTCCTGCGTGCCGGTTTTGTAGCTGTCGCACAGGTCCACGATGTCTTCCAAGGTCAGGCCCAGGTCAAGGTCGTCGACCGCGCCCACCCAGATGCCGTCCGGGTCGTCGGGCATCATCTCGATGAGGCACAGCAGCAGGCCGCGCTTCTCCAGGCTGCCGCAGGCCTTCATCAGCTTGATGAAATGGGCCCAGTTCGGGCAGTCGTGCAAAAACTGGGCGTGGCCAGCCTTGCGCGTTTCGACCACGGCGGCCACATCCAAGCCGGCCTTGACTTTCTTCCAGCGTTTCCAGCCGTCGCCGCAGTTGCGGAGGATTTTGCCGTCCTCGAAGTAGGCGACGCGGGACGTTGCGTATTCAAAGCGAGCCAGCTCGCGACCGTGTGCAGATAGTTTAGCCATAAGGTGTTAGGTTAGCGTTTGACGATGCGGGCGACGTTGCCATCCTCGCGGAAGTGGCACAGCAGGGTGTCGCTGTTCCACGAGCGGAACGTGTAGGTGCGGCCCTCGAACGAGAGGACCTTCTTGCAGATTTTTTTCACGTCGTCCCAGCCCTCCGGGATGGAGATTTGAAGCCAGCGGCTGCCGTCGTCCGCGCGGACAATCGGCGTGATGGGGACCAGGGTTTCGATTTTGGCGAATGTTTCACTCATGGGATAAGGTATCACAGGTCGGCGAGGGCCGCAAGGGGTTTTTATTTGTCAGGCGCGGGGAATATAGGCCAGCAAGCCGTTTGCAGAAGGCGGTGCGGGCGTTGAATCGACCTCTAGATACGTTGACCCTCTTGGGGTGTTCGCGGTATCATAAAAGGGCACCCGCACCAGTTTGCGAAAACGGTAGGCCGTTGCAGAAGTGGCCAGCCGAAAACCGTGCGCGTGTGTGTGATACGACTCTCCGTTGGAGGACCACTGCAACTTGTTAATTTCCTTCATGGGAAAAGATACCACGGGCCTGCCGGATTGCAAGCCCGAGGAACTACGGTCAAGCATACCAGGAGGAATACGTGGACTCGTCCGCCTTGATGCGGCGCGCGAAGTAGCGGCCCGAAAAGGTGAAGCTGGGCTCGCCGCTGGTGCTCTGGTAAACCTTGCGGAACACTTCGGGGTTGCCCTTGGTCTCGCCCGTGGGGATGTTGCCGGCGGCGTTCCAGGTGCGCTTGACGCACCACTGGGAGCGGTCCAGGAAGTTGCCGGGTGCGGGCTTGACGGTCTCGCACATGAATCCCTGCGTGCCGGGCACGGACTTGGCTCCAATCTCGCGGACGAACACGCCGGACTTGCTCAGGCGCGTGACCTCGAAGTAGTTGACGTTGGTCTGGTCGTAGCCCCAGGACATCTCGAAGATGTCGCCGACGGCCACGGGGCGGAGGGGCTTGGGTGTGGTGATTTCGTTCACAGCTTTGTCGATGTCGTTCATGGTGTTAGTAGTTGGTTTTCTGGCCCAATGGGATGAGGTTGTGCTTGCTCCGCTGCATCTCGATTTCGACGCCTTTGAAGGCCACGATGTAACAGCCCATGCGGGTCCGACGAATGATGCGACCCGTGGTCGCGCAGTTCATCACAGTGACTTCGGTCCCCGGGGTCAGCGTTGTGAGCGAGATTTTCTTCATGGTGTAAGATACCACGGGGCCAGGATTGTGCAACACCGTAAAACTACGTGTTGTAGGGCTGCCGGCAGGGTTTCGGGAAAAGCAGGCAGTCCTCCAAGGTCAGCGCGGCGTCGCGCTCGCCCTTCCAGGCTCCGAGTTCATCCTTCATCGGTGCCGGGTGGTTTGCGTTCGCGATGACCTCGGCGACGAAGGCCTTCTCCAGCTCAGCGGCGCGCTTGCTATCAACGTGGTGATAGTCGTGGAAGCCAGGGAAATACTCTTGCCACAGCGGGGTCTCCAGGTCGCGCAAAGGCGAGCCGTCCTCAGGTCGGACAAAGTGGACGATGCGGCGGGCGAGGGGCCCGTTTACATCAAGCTCCACGACGGAGCGTTGCAGGCGGTTGTTGACGGCGACGTGGTAGCGGATTTTCATGGGTTGCAGAGTAGAGCGAACGCGTGGGCCAGGACGTAGGCCCAGATGGCGCAGGTGATTACGGTGAGAAGGATTTCGCGGTCGAGCTTATTCACAGGACCTCCGGGGCCAGGAACTTGTCGGCACCGAACCGGGTGAGGCGAGCCCAGTCGGCCTTGATGAGGGTGGCGAACACCGGCTGCTGCGGGCCCGTCGGAAAGTAAACTACGCGCACAGAGGGCGGGTTCTGGAGATTGACCTCGACGATGATGGCGCTGTAGCTGCCACCGTCGAAGCCCGCGAACACAACGCTGGCCCAGAGGTCGGACTTGGTGAAACTGTTCTTGTTCTTCATGCCCCTAAGATACCACGGCGGGGCAGAAGTGCAAGTGTGCGGAACTACTTCTTCGTGGGTAGGGGATGCTCGGGGATGGTGTTGGCCAGCAGCTCCTCAAGGTCAGCCTCCAGCTCGGCCCGGGTAGGCTTGTCGATGGTGTCCCACCAGTCGTCGAAGCCCTTGCGGTTGGCCAAAAACTTGATGACGAGCTGAGAGAGTCTTTTTGCTTCGGTCATAGTGGCAGCTCTCTCTGTCGGTAGTCTTCCAGCCTGCCCTTGATGGGGCCCGGGTCGATGCCCTTGCTGAAAAGCAAATCTCGGTTGAGGTTCACACACTCCGTGCGGGCATAGCGCGCAATCTCGTCCGGAATCATCTGGCCACGGCAGTGCATCTTGATTGCAATCTCCAGCGCGTGGCGGCCTTGGCGCTCACAATCGGCGTTCGTGCGGAGTTCTGAAATCTCCGCGTCGTGATAACTGTCTCTGATGTCACCGTCCATAAAAGTGTAGAATCTTATCTATGAGCCAAACGACAAGCGCCGCTAATGCAAACCAGTTCCACCAGCCGGGCGGCACGCCGCGGTTATGACGATATTTCGAGGGTCTCACGCAGGTCGGCGTTCCAACACACAACTCCGCACCGCTCGCACTCCTGGTTGTTGCACCACAGAGCCTGTCGCCCATCCCACATGATGTCGGTCTTGCACTTGTAGCACACGACGCCGGCAACTTTGCGCGCGCATGGTTCGACATCTTCATCGAGGCCCTTCGGTGGTTGCGGCTGGTTCATGGTGTCGATTTCTTTTTCTTGGGGCCCCAGTTGATGGCGTCGTAATTCTCGTTGAACTTCTTGGTGTCTTTGACGCGCGTCTTGCTGCCCTTGCCGGGCCCACCATGCAAACCAAACTCTCGTTGGTTGCCCATCATTCCAGTCTTGTGTGCCATATCAAAAAGTTTGTAGCCACTCGGTCAGCTTGCAGAGCAGGTAAGTGAGGGCGAGGCCGACAATCAGAATTTTCAGCAGCATACTCATGCGAACCAAAAGCCGCGAGGCTCGTTGAGTGAGCGGAAGCAGTGGCAACCGCAGTAGAGAAAATAGTCCGTGAGGCTCTTGCGCTGTATCGGGTCCATCGCGGCCTGTGCTTCGGCGACAAGTGGCGAGGACGCAGCCGTCTCGTTCTCCATCAGCTCTCGCGTGAACTCCTCCTGCTCGACATTCTCCTTGAACTGCGCGAAGTTTGCACAGCTCGTGTTGAAAGGGTCCCAGTCATTGGAGAGCCGACGAGCGATGCGCTCATGCATCGCCAGGAATTCGGTGTGCTTCAACAGCTCGGCCTTCAACTCGTCGAAGTCGTGTGAGCCTACCACGCAGAGGTAAGGCATCTTCGGCTGTTCACCGAACTGGTCCTGCGCGTGACGCAGGTGTTGTTGGAAGCGTTGTTGTGCGTTCATGGGTCGATGCGGTAAGAGATTTAATTCTCGCAGAGCGTCGTGCATAAACTGGTCGTTCGGGTTCATAGTTTCGCGATGTTGTTAGGCTCAGCGTAGGTCAGTCGGAGTGCTGTCGTCAACTGAGGCGGGCATCTGCGCTGCAGCGGGCAGAACAACGGGCCCGAGGATTGTCGGCTTCAACTCTTCTCCTGCACCAACCTCGGCCATCTGCTTCTGACACTTCATCAAAAAGTTGACGCCGTCGCAGAGCATCTGAGCAACCTCAGGCTGCCGGCATGTCGCAAAGAAGCCAGGGCGTGGTTCCTTGGTGGCGTCCTCTTCGAGGTTCACCACAATCACATAGATGCCAGGGCGCGCGGGATTGCTGACCCACTCGCAGATGAGCCCACTCGGGAAGGTGTAAAAGCGTTGCTGCTCGGCCTCCTTGTGCAACTGTTCATCGCTCACTTCTTTCTCCGGTGCCTTCGGGTCAAGGTTCGCACCCTGCACAACAACCTTGTTGCTGATGTGCTGCACGAACTGGCTCTTGATGCTGTCGATGTTCGCCGCCGTCGGGTGCAGAGGTCGATGAGTGTGGGTTTTACCCGTTTGCTTTTTGCTGTTTTTGCTCATTGTGTTTGGGCCAGCAGCGAGTGCAATACTCGCCGCAAGCGATTGGGTTCTTGTCGCACTGGCACGACGGTGGTGGCGTGTTCAAGCCCGGCGGAAAAGCCGGATGAAATTCGTGGTAGCTGGTCTCAATCCAATACTGTTGTCGTGTGAACCAGATTGAGATGAAGCCCAGGTGATACTCTCGGCAGCTTGTCTTGCGCCAATAGCACAGAGGGTCAGAGTGTCCGTCGCACATCCAGGTCCAGTGCTTGTCGTAGTCGCGCTTCACGCCCAGCATGAACACAGCGTGCGTCGTGGTCCCGCGTTTCTTGCGCGTGATGTATTTCATGCGTCCGCTTGAAAAACCATCGGCTGGTCGCTGGTCAAATCAGCAGACGGTCGTGAGTTGATTAGGTTCGCGAGCGTGGCCTCGGCCTTGCGTCGCGCGCGTTCGACGGCCTTGGTTGCGTCCTCGCATTCAATCAGCAGAGCGGCTGTGTTCAGCACGCCGTTGTGAATGCCGGCGAACACGGACGAAAACTCTGAGCGCCTGTCCAGCGTTGGGATGCCCTTGGTGCTGATGCGTGACAGAGAACGCGCGAGCGTGACCAGCGCATCCGTGTTCGGGATTGCGGCCAGCTCAGCCTGTGCGTTCTTCACCTGTGCAACCCAGAGGCCGAGCTGCCAGTTGTTGCGCGACTTGGCAACGCGCATCCACTCGTCGAGGTCCAGCTCGGGCTTGTGTGCATCACGGTGCTGATACAACTGCGCGCTGTGCTCGTTGATGAAGTCCAGCAGCTCATGAGACCATTGCTTCTCGTCTTCGAGCCTGTCGTAGGGCTCCTGCATCGCCATGCGTGCAGCGTCCACGTATTCCTTCTCTGTGCCGTGAGAGAATGGGATGATGAGGAAAAACTTGCGGGCCAGGACCAGCTTCCAAAAATCGCATTCGAGTGCGGCCTGCTCACGAGACGTGAACGCAGTGGCCAAAGGAAAACGCTTTGCCGTGTTCGGGTCTTCACTCAGCTTCACCAGCGTGCGCTTCTCGTTCGGGTCTTGTGGCGTGATGCCGTAGCAGTCAGCGTTGAACACGCCAGCAGGACGCCCAGGCCCATTGGACTGACGGAACACGTCGGAGCTGATGGAAAAGCGAAAGTGGTATGGAGTCTTCTGCGACCCGAGCGACCAGTAGGTGTGACGGTAGGACTTTTGCACGCCCCAAAGATATGTGACAAATGACCACAGTGTCAACCCAGGCATTTGCGTCAGCAGGCGCAGCTTGTCCACGGTGTAACTGACACTCTTTGTTTTTCGTCATGTAGTCTTAGGAACCCTCTCAGTTTATTCTATTACACGGGAATTAAATATATATGTGAATGTGTATGCTGAGAGGGTTCCTAAGAGTTGGTGACGAAAAACAAAGAGTGTCAGTGACATCGTGGACAGATGGCACAAGGACATCAGGTCAAACGGAACTCGGGCGGGCTGTGGGCACTTTTCCTTTTGACATAGCGCCGGCTGGCGCACTTGTTCAGAGTGCCACTGCCACCGCAAGACAGCCCCGAAGACCACGAGGCCAACCTATTCACCGGCTCATCCGAACGCGCGAAGGAGCTGTATGCCCAGACCAAGCGCGTGCGCCGGCTCGCCGCGAGGCGGGAATGGTGGAACCAGAACAAGCCACAGCCGAAGGCCACGGACGAGACCAGAGGCGGAGACATCGAGACATGAGCCGAGCACTGGACAAGAACAAGGTGGACGTGAGCCAAGCCTTTCTGGCTTACATGACCTTCGTCGGAGATGTGGAGCGCACCGCCCACGCTCTGGACCTTGAACCGAAACAGATTCAGGAGCTGGCCGAGGCTGAAGGATGGCAGGACAAAATCAGGCGCGTGTCGCTGATGTCCAAGAGCGGCAAGCCGGGCGACTTCGAGAGGGCAACCAACCGTGCTCTCTGCTTTGTCCAGGCCCAGGTTTTGCGGCAGCAGGTGAACAGGCTGTTGACCGAAGTCCAGGCCATGACCAACGAGGAACTACTGAGCCGCGCCTGCGTCCGGACCCGAGACGGCGGAATGCAGTTGTCGGCCAAGTTTTTGCTGGACATGGCAGCGTGCGCTGAGACCTGTCATCGAATGACTTACGCAGCCCTCGGTGACACAATCACCGAACGATGCGAGGCCGAAGGCGGCAACGGACAGAAGGGCCCGAGCAGCAACGACTTGCACGCAGCCATCATCGCGAGCCTGTCCAATCCAGACGCACAGCCTGAGCCCGTGACGCAACAGCTTATCGCTGAGGCGAATGAAGAAGTGCAGAGGCGCAACGCCGCACAAGCACGGGACAAGACCTCAGCAAATCCCCTAGACCCGGCAGATTCTGCCGACGACTGAGCGAAGGTCGAGCGTCCCAGAAGTGGGACGAACCGTGTCGCGCCCACGATATGTCGTGGCACAAGAGCTGCTTACGCGTGAGAATGCCGCATCCGTGTGGCCCGATGACGCGCTGACCTTGCGACGCAACGACTTAGGGGCAGGCGGACAGTCCAGACTGAGGACAGCAGCGGTCGGCAGCCTTTGCCGATGCGCGATTCTCACGCGTTAGCGTTAAAGCGCGAGGGCCACCCCCAAGGGGGGCATTCCGCGGGGGGTCCCCCGCTCAGCGGTTGCCGCGCCATGAAAAAACTGCCTACTCGCGACCTGTCCGCATGACTACGCGCCCGCACTACCGGAGTTCTACTGGCCCGCTTGACTTGACGCCCGGGACCCCGCGGGACTACTTTTCCCCTGACCGGCTGAGCTGGCTCCGGGGGGACCCGGGTTGGCAAGTTGCAGGCGCTGGGTAGGTCCGTGAAGGAGCACCCAAGGGTTCAAATCCCTCCCGGTCGCATCCAAGCAGGGCCCGCATGACGTGGGCCTTGACTTTTTCCCGGGCTGTGCGACATTGGGGTGTGAAGAAGAAAGACATCAAGGTCCGCCGGAGCTGGGGCGCACTGAAACCCGTGACCCGCGTCCGGCAGAGCAAGAAAATCTACAGCCGCAAAGGCAACAAATTATGAACTCAAGTTTTGGACTGAGCCGCCCCGCGCCCCCGGCCCCGCCGGCACACGAACTCTGCAAGCCGATGAGCCCGGCCCTCAAGACCCTCTTGAGCACGCTCGCCGTGATTAGCTTCCTGGCGGCCACCGGCTGCTCGCCCTTTTGCATCGGCCTCGCTTTCGCCATCTGCTATTTGACAAACCGCCAACCTGTGATAGACTGACCACCGTAATGAACATCAACAAAACCAAATTCGCACTGCTCGCAACCTTCGCCCTGAGCATGGGTGTCGCCTTCGGAATACTCCACGGCTGCTCCCTGCTCAACGCGCCGCCCAAAGAAATCCACGCCGTCGTGGTGCCCGTCGAGAAGCCCGCGCCCGCGGCGCTCAAGAAGGGCGACCGGGTCATCATCAAGGCCTGCCTATTCCACGAAGCCGTTGGAGTCATCCTCGAAGTCAACCCGCTTTATTTTGACGATAGCAAGGTGCTTTTCATCGGGGAGAGCGGCAAGCACGTCACCGTCCTGCACGTCCCCACGTCACTCCTCAAACGCAACGACTGAATGTTCCTCACCGGACTCATGCTCATGAACAACGCAATCAAGCAATTTGAAATCGCCTCATACAACGTGAAGACTACGATTGAGTCTCTCGAACGCCAGAACGCCAGCTACACCAAGACCAACGAGTGGCAGGCCAACAAAATCCGAGAGCTTGAGAAGCGGGTGTCCGACACGGATGGCGCGCACCAGCTCACGGCTGAGAGGCTCGTGAAGATTCGCGACGAGAACACCAACGTCATCGCCGGCCTGACGAAGGACGTGGCTGACCTGCGCGCCTTGAACGCCGAGAAGTATAACACCATCGCGCAGTCGGAACTCACCATCGCCAGCCTGACCGCGTGTAACAACCGCCAGTCGGAACTGCTCCGCGCAATCGACAAGCTACACCCCGGCTGTTTGGTCGCGGCCCACATCTGCACGCAGCATCTGGACCCCAATCGCGACAACAGCCGCGTCACCGCGACGGAGTGCAACACGATGCGCTCCGAGCTGGAGTCGGTCCGCGCGATGCGAGACCACAACTACAACTACAACGAGATTTTGCGCCTTCGCGCCACGCTCCGCAAACTTCACCAAGTCATCATGGACAGCCGTGACCAGAACAAGTGACAATGAAAACCTACGCCGAGATGAAAGCGCGCTACGACGTGCAAGAGGCCGAGCGCAAAGCGAAGTTCGAGCGGCGCGTGGAGCAGTTCACGGCTGACTGGATTGCCGCGCTGGAGACTAGAATCGACAGCGCCTTCCACGAAGAGGACCCGCAGGAGAGCGTGTCCGTTTCCTCTAACAGCTTGGAAGCCTCCGTGTTGCTGCCGAAGATTGAATACGCGGTGAACGAAGCTGCCGAGAGGGTGCGCCACCACTTTTTGGACCTCGGCTTCAACGCCGATTCGCCCTTCCACGGAACCGACTGGTCGAGCGTCACCATCCGCTGGGTTTTCTAACCATGAAAGTTTTCGCATACTGCCGCGTCTCCACGAAGGAGCAGCTCAACGGCGGCGGCTTCGACCGCCAGCAAAACAAAATCTCCGGCTTCTGCGACAAGAAGGGCTGGCGCATCGTGAGGACCTTCGAGGACCAACAGTCCGGAGGCACGGAGTTCGACAGCCGCGCGGGGCTGCACGAAATTCTTTCGTTGGCCGGCGCGAATGCGGCCCACGGGATTGAAACCATCGTCGTCGAAGACGCGTCACGCATCGCACGCGACTTGATGGTGCAGGAGATTTTCCTGAGTGAGTGCCGCAAGAAGGGCATCAAGGTTTATGCCGCGGACTCGGGCGAGGAACTCGTGATGGCAGACGCCGACCCGACACGCGTTTTGATTCGACAGCTCCTGGGCGCACTGGCTCAGTGGGAAAAGGCGCAGCTCGTGTTGAAGCTCCAGGCTGGCCGGCGCAAGGTCGCACGGGAAACCGGCGAGCCGTGTGGGGGCCCGAAGCCCTACGGGCAGACGGACGCTGAGCGCGCAATGATTGCCACGATTGTGAAGTGCCGCAACGGCGACAAGTGGACCTTCCGCCACATCGCGCGGTATATGCAGGGCCAGGGCTTCCCCGCGCCGAACGGTCGCTACTGGTTTGCGTCCACGGTGGGCGTGCTCTACACGCGCGAGATGAAGCGGCGACAGGAGGGCGGCAAGTGACACTCGACGAACTCATTCTCGAATTGCAGACGCTCCAGTCCGCCGGCCACGGGAAGGTCCCCGTCCTGGTCAACGACGGACTCTGGGACAGCAACTTTGACAACGCGGAAACCGTGTCGCTCACCACAGAATACTTTTACTACGCCGGGGTCGGCTCAACAAAGCCCTGCATCAAAATCGAAACATGAGCAAACTCCTGAAGAAATCTGACCGCCTGCTTTTTGAGTTCGTGAAGGGACAGGTGGAGCATCACGCGCGCATGTTCAATCTGCCGCTGCGCTCCGTCTCCCCGTTGCCCCGAAAGAAATGTTGGTATTACGGCAAGTGCAACAAGCACGGCGACATTTGCATTCGCGTCCGGAACTCGAACAGCGGAGACAAGTGGGGCGGCCTCGACCTGCCCTATCAAATCATCGACACGATGTCACACGAGCTGGCGCACCTGCTCACGGTGGAGCACAGCAACGAATGGTTCGAGCTGCACACGCGCATCCTCTACGTGATGGCTGCGGGCAACACCTTTTCAAACCTCACGCACCTGTGCAAGAAAATCAAAGCCAATGAGAAAAGACGCCGCAAGTAGAATCGAGCGAGAGTTCAAACAGATGAACGAGACCAACCCGCTTTTCCGGGACTACTGCCTGTTGCACCCCGACAGCTCGATGGAGGAACTCTTGGCCGGCTTTGGCTGGGTGCAGAAGCTGGTGGAGAAAGCGATTGCCCGCACCATCCGCGACTTGACATGCGCGCACCCAGGTGATACCTTACCCCTGCGTAGAAAAGAAATTTACTGATATGAGCAAAATCATCGAAGCACCAAACGGCATGTTCCTCCGAGCACAACACATCGTCTCCGTCTCTGGGGTATTCCAGAGCCCCGTGCTGGGCTGCGATGCCTGGGCAGTTTACACCGTGGGCTGCGAGGAGCCCTTTCAATTCGCCGCGCCCGACCAGGGCGAGGGCAAGAAGGCTGCCGCGGCGCGCAACGCCGAGACCGCCAAGCTGCACGAAGCCTTTCTGTTCGCCTGGGGCGAGAGCGTCGAAGGGGTCTCGCGCCCGCTCACCGTTTTCAACCCAAACAACTAGCCACCAAGACCAACATGTTCGACCTCACCACCATCAAGTTCATCAACTCCCCGAAGGAGTCCAAGAAAATCCAGAAGCGCGCCAAGGCGCTCAACGCCGGCAAGAAACTGCATCCCAAGAACTGGGAAAAAACCGGGAGCAAGGCCAAGTGAACCTCAAAGTCGAAATCAACGAAACGGAGCTGCTGAACCTCATTGCCGCCGCGCTTTCTGCTAAGTTGCAGAAGCAGGTGGCCGCCGGCAGCATCGCGTTTGTGGTGCAGCACAAGACGGACATGCGCGGCGAGGAATACGGTCACACGGTGACCGCGCAAGCCATCCTCCCAATTTAGTTTTTCTTGAGTTGACGGTCGCGCGTTTTGCGTGATATGTTCTGGTGTTAGGTTTGTTCTTTGAAATTGCGGAGAGAATGAGATTCAATTTTGTCTCATAAGCAAAACTCCACAGGTGCGACTCCTGTCTCCGCAACCAATGGGTCTGTCGTCTAAGAAAGGACACGGCTCGTGACAGCCCTCGTGATTTACGGTCGAGGGCTGCCAGGAGCCAAGATGGGTATGCTTCGGCTTAAACCCTGGACCCGCCAATTTCTCGGCGCGAGGCGGCATCCGGTATCACGATACGGTGCGGGTGCAAGAAGCCAAATGAGTATGATAAGCTCTTGGTTGCTGCGTAAAACGTAGGCGTCGCCACACGCCAATCGCTGTCGAGAGAATACAAGGGAGCTGCCCAGTAATGGAGCAATGGCCCTTGGTGAAGTAGGCCCGAATTTTGGAGGGGCTGAAAGCCGGCGACTAAACAGCCGCTAAATCGGTGAACGTCCACCTTGCGACAAGTCCTGACCGCGCTCCAAACGCGGAGGGGAGACGTGACAACCTGAGAGTAGGTGCCATTTCCGGAAAAACTGGGCGACCAGAAAAACCGGGATAACAGAAGGGAGCCTGAAAACTCCCGGGTCCGGGGGCCTCAAACTGACCAAAGAAATCTCCACCAATTTTGGTGTTCGCTCGCCAATCAGGCCGAAGCATTTGTCCTCGGCAAGCGGGGTCCGCGTCGAGCCCGCACCAACGGAGATGGCCGAGCCGCGGCCCGAGAGAGCTCTGCGATAGTGAGGCAAAAAACCCCGCTTACTTTTACGGGCAGTTTGAACCGGGCGAGGAGCCCGGCTGTTGCAACAGGTCGGATTGGGACGAGCTACCCAACTCGATGTGAGTTCGATTCCACCGCTGCCCAACCTTTTTCCAGGTTGACTTTTGGCCCCGCGAGGAACCTCTTTCCTCGTATGCCAAAGAACATCACCGCCCACGACCCCAGGTCCTTCAAAGACGAGGAAGACTATCGCGACGCCGAACTCGGCGAAGGCGCTTCCTGCAACAAGTCCGGACCTGACCCGTCCACCAAGGCCCCGGGCAAGTTCAACGAAAGCTACGACGGCGCAAAGGGCCCTGGCTTCACCACGAACACCAAGGTCTAATCCCCGCCATGCGTGCAACTGTCGCCGGGGCCAGCGGTTTTGTTGGCCGCGCCCTCACCACCTTTCTCCGCGAGCGCGGACTCGATGTCAAGACCGCCAGCCGGAAGTATGGCGACGACCTGCTCAACCCGGAGACGGCAACGCTGGTGTGTCAGCACGCGGACTACGTTTTCAATCTAGCCGCTCAGGTCGGAGGCATCGGCTTCGTCGAAGCCAACGACGCCGACTGCATGATGTCCGCGGTCATCAACGCGAATCTTCTCCGCGCGTGCGCCTACCAGCCGCCGGCCTGCTACTTTTTCGCGTCCTCGTCCTGCGTCTATCCCAGCGGACACCACGCGATGCGAGAGCATGATGCTTACTCGGAGAGCCCGCACACCGGCTACGGCAAGGAAAAACTTTTCAGCGAAGATATGTGCTGGGCATTCTCGCACGACAAGAATGTCCCCGTCGCCGTCGCGCGGTTCCACACGCTCTACGGTCCTGGCGACATTCGGCCCGCGGGTCGCGAGCACGTCATCGAGGCCCTCTGCAAAAAATTCATCGCGGCTCAGCTCAGCGGGAAAAACGAAATCGAAATCTGGGGTGACGGATTGCAGACTCGAAATTTCCTATACATCGACGACTGTGTCCGGGGAATCTGGATGATGGTGAAGGCGCGACAGGGCGGACTGAAATGCGGACCGCTGAACCTCGCGCACCCCGAGCCCCACTCGGTGAACGACATCGTGGACATCCTCGAAGAAATCTCCGGCATCAAGCCCGTGCGGTTCTATAACCGCGATGCCCCGCAGGGGTGCCGCCATAAGACATCCGACAACGCGGCGCTTCGCGCCGCCTTAAAGTGGGAGCCATCAACTACCCTTTTGGTCGGACTGGAGAAAACATATCGCGACCTCTTCGACCGCACGGTCAACAATGAGCTATGGCAAACATCGTCTATTCAAACCCGATGAGTCTGCCCGTTTACACTTATTACGTCGATGTGCCCGGGTTGTGGCCCGTGGACACGCAGCTTTCGCTCATCAAGGTTTGGGAACGAAGTTGGCGTCGCGCCGGATGGGAGCCTGTTGTGCTGACGGAAACAGACGCAAAACAACACCCCCGATTTGATTTCTTCAATGAGCACTTCGCCACAAAGCCCACGAAATACGGCGAGCACTATACAGTGGCTTGCTTTATGCGCTGGCTTGCGCTTGCGAATGTGGGCGGAGGCATGATGGTGGACTACGATGTGATAAACTATGGGTTTGAACCGAGAAACACGTCAGACGGATTTATGCGGATATTCTCCAACTCACCCCCCGACAAAATCTTCATGGGGGCTGTGCAAGGGAGCGCACAACACTATCTAGACATGGCCGAACTCTTCGCTGCCTGGAAGCCCGACGAGCGGGATTGGGATGTTGCGGGGAATCAATACCATCTCGACGACCTCAGGCTTCTGGAGCGGATGTTTGAAGGGACAAAAGAAAAGCCAGTGTGGCTTATTCGCGTTCCCGGGTGCTCGCTTTTCCCGCACGATGGGTGGAAAAGTTCCCCCATGACACACTTTGCATACGCAATGCGCGATGCTGGTTTCTGGCCTAAACACGAATGGATTGAGAAAATCCGACCTATTGAATGAGATGCTACACTTACTACATGCCGGTTGGTCTTTACGACGACGAGTCTCAACGCCGCCTTATAGATGTGTGGGCGAGGTCCTGGGAAAAACATGGGTGGGAGCCCATTGTCCTGAACGAAGGCGACGCGAGGCAACACCCTATGTGGGAGCGATTCAATCAACGGGTGTCGTCACTTCCGTCTGAATACGGCCCACTTTATGACCGAGCGTGCTTCATCCGATGGCTGGCGATGGCGGCGCAGGAAGCCGGCACGCATGGTGGCGGAATCATGTTGGACTATGACGTGATAAACTACGGACTCTCCCCTCGCGAACCAGACCCTAACAAGATGGTTGTCTTTTGCGAGCATCCACCTATCCCCGTTGATTTGGGCGCAGTCCTGGGCACGCGAGAGCACTACCAGAAGATGTGCGAGATAATCGCAAATTGGACTCCGGACAAGAACGACTGGAATGATTCATCCACGTATCACGGATATCACTGTTCCGACCTGAGCCTACTTGTTCGCATGTTCGAGCACAAAAACTTTCCTAAACCCGAATGGTTACAAAAAGAGTGTGGAGTTCAAGGAAGATTCCCTCGCGAGAGTTTCAAAACTGCGCCGCTCGTCCACTATGGGTTCGACATGAAGCACGCCGGGTTTTGGCCCAAGTATCAGTGGATTGAGAAACTTCGGAGGTTTTGATTAAATGCCCATCCCCGCGGAGACAAAACTTCTCATCGACAAGCTGTCCGTTCTACTCCACGCGGAACAGCCCGTCGAAGCCGCGCGCCTGCTCATCGCCAACGCAGGCCGCAACGACAAGGTCACCACGAAGTCCGAGGCCTTCGCCGTCCTCACGCCTCTGCTCCACTACTGCCTCAACAACGCCGGCATGGAAGAGGCCGCACAGCTTTTGTGGAGCCCGACTTTGTTCACGCCGAAGCCCGAGTCCACGGCTCGCGTGTGGCGCGCGTTCGACTCCGACAACTACATCCTGCTCATGGGCGCGGCGTCCATGTCCAAGTCCTACTCAATGGGCGTGCGCCTGATGCTCGAATGGATTCGCGACCCGGAGTTCACCACGGTGCAGGTCATCGGTCCGTCCGAGAACCATCTTGAGGACAATCTTTTCTCGCACCTTGTCGAACTGCACCGGAGCGCGACCATCCCGCTGCCCGGCGTCATCGGAAAACTTTTCATCGGCATCGACCCCCGCAAACGCCGCGGCGCAATCCGCGGAGTCGTCGTGCCTCTCGGCAAGAAGGCCGCGGGCCGCATCCAGGGGACGAAACGATTCAACCGCAAGAAGCCACACAAAATTTTCGGAACGCTGAGCCGCATGTTCGTGTTCCTCGATGAAATGGTGAACATCCCGAAGGGGATTTGGAAAGACATCGACAACGTCCTGGCGAACGCGCAAGGCGACAACGGTCTCAAGGTCATCGGCGCTTTCAACCCGACTGACCCGCAGGACGAAGTCGGCAAACGCTGCGAGCCGAAGGGCGGCTGGGCGGGCTTCGACCCGGACCGAGACTTCGATTGGAAATCAGTGCGCGGCTGGCGCGTGGTCCGGCTAGACGCGAAGTATTCCGAGAACGTCCAGGCGGGCGTTAAGATTTACGAGGGCCTCCAGACCAAGGAGGGCTACGACCTCATCATCGCGAACTCCGGCGGCACGGACTCGCAGGGCTACCACACGATGGCGCGCGGCTGCTTCCCGCCAATGGGCGTGTGCATGTCAGTCATCTCCGGCGGGACGCTCAACAAAATCAAGGGCGAGTTCATCTGGCTCGAAACGCCGAACGAATGCGCCGGCTTCGACCCCGCGCTCCAAGGAAAAGACTCCGCGTATTTTGCGAAGGGAAAATTCGGCGTGGCCGCCGGCATCAGGTTGCCGCCGACCGTCGCCGCCCCGAACGGCACCACGATTTTTTTCAAGAACCGAGTCGGCAACAACGCGCCTCGCTGGGCTCTCCAGCTCGAAGCGATGTTCAAGTTCCCGAAGCCCGTAGGAGAAATCCCCACGAAGGAGTTGGCGGACGCCGTCGTCAAAATCTGCAAGCAGCTTTCCATCAAACCGGGCTGGCTCTGCATGGACCGCACCGGCAACGGGCAAGGCGTGTGGGACATGGTGAAATATCTCTGGTCAACAGAGGTCCAAGCCGTGAACTACTCCGAGGGCTGCACCGACCGCAAAATCATGGCGGAGGACACTAAGACGCCCGACGAACTCTACGACCGGATTCAGACGGAGCTGTGGTTCCTCGCGCAGAAGCTCATCGAGTTCGACTACGTCAAGATTTTGCCGGCGGCTGACACCGCGGACCTCATCACGCAACTCGGCACTCGCTGGTTTCGCGCGACCGGGAAAATTTCAAAAGTGGAGTCGAAGGACGACTACAAGCTCCGCAATCAGGCGACCTCTCCCGACGAGGCGGACGCTTTTACTCTGATGTGCTTCGGCGCGCGCAACGCCGCCCAGGTCACGTTCGGCATGACGCCAGAAAACACTTCCGCAGACGGCTACGACGAGGACGACAACAGTCCCGACTATCGCGTGGATTGCACAAACCGATTCGAGGACCTCCCCGACGACCCATGATATGCTGACCATGAATCCGAACCTCTGGCCCGACGGCGGCTGGTGGTTCAAAGACGCCGAAGGGACCAAGCACAAGGCCAGCAGTTTCAACTTGCTCGTCAAGCAGCTCATTGAGTATCGCCAGCGCCGCGCTCAGGACGTGGGAAACCCCACGCTCGAAATCATGACGCAGCTCTGCGGGCGAAACCGCGGCTTCTGCAAAGACACGAACGGGCCCGGACCGATTCCTGAATCGCCGAATGGGAACCTGATGGCGAAAATTCTCAACTACATGGGCTGGCTCAGCCAGGAAAAGCGCCTCGGCCACATTAAACTTATCGACCGCAACGTCGCTCTCGCGCGCGCGCAAATCTGCGCCCGCTGCCCGAGGCAGAGAAGCCTCCCGACGACGTGCGGAAGCTGCGCCTCCAGCGTCGCGACCAGCCGCCGGGGCATCCTCAACGGGCAAGACCCGGTCCACGCTGGTATCGCGGTGTGCTCCGCCCTCGAAGAAGACGTTTGCACCGTCGTTCATCTCGCTGTCCCACAGCGCCAGGACGCCAGCTTGCCGGCGGAATGCTGGCGAAGGAGTTGCTGATGGTCTTCCCGAACCCATTTCGAGCCGCGACGGCGCTTCTCCGCGTGGCCCGAGCCTACTGGCGGGGCGACGAAGTGTTCGTCTCTGGCCGGACGTTGAAAAAACGACGCCGGACTTGCAACTGTTGCTTCCACCGGGACCCCCAAACCGACCAGTGCCGCCGATGCTCCTGCTTTTTGGGCCTGAAAACCCAGCTCACAACCGAGAAATGCCCGGTTGACCGTTGGTAAAAACGTGAACCTATTGCTTTAGTTATGCTTGAGAACCAAACCGCCGGCTACACTGGCGACACACAGGGTGCCGTCTCCCCGCCGGACATCGGGCCGAATCTGAAACCCCGCAACCGCGCCATCAAAGACGCGATGCAGGCGAAAAACATCATCACTTCGCTCGAAGTGAACAACCGCCATCGCAACATCAAGAACGCGCGCATCATGGCGAAGTATAACAGCGAGCGACCCTACACGCACGACGCGTTGAAGCAGGACGGGCTCGACTGGAAATCGAATTTCACGACCAAACCGCTGCCGATGCTCATCGACAAAGTCGCACCACGCTTCGTGATGTCGATTCAGTCGATGAAATACCTGACGAACAGCCATTTCCCCGATGACGCCCCCGGCGCGGCCAAGAAAACCGAAGCCTTCCGCGGAGAAATCACGAAACTGTGCCGCCAGAAGCCCGGTTGGAACAATCTTCTCACTGAAATCTTCCAGGAGGACGCACTTTTCGGCTTCTGCGCCGCCAGCCGGCTCAACCGCTTCGAGTGGTTCCCCAAATTCGTGCGCCAGGACGAGTTTTTCGTCCCCACGGGCACCAAGCAGCACTCGGACAGCGCGCAAATCGTCGTGCTCAAGGAAAAATACCTCATCCACGAGCTTTTCGGCCTGATTGAGGACAAAGAAGCCGCGAAAATCGCCGGCTGGAACATTCCGGAGACCGTCGCAGCCATCAACAACGCAGTTCCCGAGAATCGGCGCGCAAAATACTCGAACTGGGAGCGGATGTATGAGGATTTGATTCGCGAGAGCAACGTCGGCATCTCTCACGAGCAGGGCGCGCGCATCATCGAGACGTGGCACCTTCTCGCGCGCGAAACCACGGGAAAAGTCAGCCACTACATCTACGTCGCGAACCAATTTGACTGCCTCTACGAAAAAGAGGACGAGTTCGAGAACATGTCGGACGCCTGCGTGTTCTTTTCCTTCCAACACGGCAACGGAAACATCCACGGCTCGAAAGGAATTGGCCGCGAGATTTATTCTCTCGCCGCGATGCTCGACCGCACGCGCAACGAAGTCGCGGACCGCTTGAACCTCAGCGGAAAGCTCGTCATCCAAGGCGACGAGAAGATGCTCAAGAAATTCCGCATGAGCGTCGTCGGCAACACCATTCTCATCGGCAAGGGCTACGAAGTCCTCGACCGGAAAATCGAAGGGGCTGTCGAGCCCTTCTTGCAGCTCGACCAATTTCTCACCAGCCTGCTCGACCAGATTGCCGGCGCTACCACGCCGCGCGTGTTCGAGGGCGAACGCGTGACGAAGGCCCAGGTGGACTTCTTCGCTCAGCGCGAAGGAGAGTCGAAGGACAACATCATCGGTCGCGCGCTGAACCAGTTCGCCGACATGATGACGACCGTTCAGAAATGCGCGTGCGACCCAGACACGACCGAGAAGGACGCCCTCGACATGCAACGCCGGCTTTTGCTGGTGATGTCGCGCGAGGAGCTGGACTACATTTCCAGCCAGCGCGTCGCCGAGACGGTGAAGGACTACACGGACCTCGAACGCCAGCAAATCATTCTCATCGCGCAAGAGGCCCGGGGCAACCCGCTTTACAACGCGAAGGAACTCGAACGCCGCAAGCTCACCGCGCAGATTGACGAAGAGTTCGCGGACGCCGTGTTGCTGCCGGACAACGACCCCGGAGAACAGGCCGAGCAGAGCCGCATCCAGATGTTCGAGCTTGACCACATCATCAGCCATTCGGCTCCTGTGCCTGTCGCCCCTCGCGACAATCACATGATGCACTTGCAGCTTTTGGTGCCCGCTCTCGAATCTGTGGCGAAGGCCGCGCTTCAAGACCCGACCCAGGTGGAGACGCTCAAGGCTCTCATGTCTCACGGCATGGAGCACGTAAACTTTGCGACGCAGCAGGGCGTTGACAAAAACGAAATCGCCCCGATTGCCGACCTGCTCAACCATCTCCAGAAAGAGATGGCCGCGCTCGAACAGAACGCGCAGGAGCACGCTGACACCGCGGACCAACACGCGGGCCTCCAGATGGCTCACCAGATTGACCAGACCGGAGCACTGCCCGCCCAGGCAGCCGGCGCACCGCAAATGGGCCCGATGGGACAACCGCTACCTCAATGATTATCTTCTCGCCAAAAGTCGTCGAGTGGAATTCCGAAGACGCGTCGCGCCTCCGGACTTTTCTCGAATCACCCTCCGGCCAGCGCATGTTGCAAATCGTGGACATCGCCAAGCCCGCCCTGCTCGACGGGACGCACAAAAATAAAACGCTCGTCGCCGCCGGCAAGGTGGACGGATTCAACGAGGTCCTCGAAGTCATTTTCAAGCTGACCTACGAGAACCCGAACGAGCCTGTGGTCCCCGAGGTCGCGTCCGAGAACTACAAGTCTCTCGACGACGACTCCGCTTGGGTGGAAGAAGACAAAGCGGCGGTTGACAAATCTGATAAACCGACAACCTCTTAATCGACCGATAACTACGAACTGTGCTTATGGCTGACACCGCCCTTCCCGAACTGTCGTCCATCCCTCCGGGGGTTGACATCAAACCCGACCAAGCCGCCATCGCCGACACCGGCTCCGCGCTTGACGCCCTTTTCAAACCTTTCGACGCGCCCGTAACTGAGCCCGCCGCAGCCGCGCCCGCGGCGTCCACGCCTCCGGCCAGCGCGCCGAAGCCGGATGCCGGAGCGCCCGCCGTTGTCCTCCCCGCGGCCACCGACCTCGTCCCCGCCGCCACGCCGGCAGTGACGCCCGCGACGCCCGCGACACCCGAGCCCGTCAAGGACGAGTTCGACGCCGTGCAGTTGCCGCCGCACACGAAGTCCGAAGTCGCGACCTCGTTTGAGACCCTCAAGAAAACCTCCCGCGAACGGCTCCTGGCCGTTACGAAGGAGCGCGAGGACTTGGCCGCCAAGGTAAAGGAGCTGGAGACCCGCCCCGCCGTTGACCCGAAGGTTGACGAGGAGCTGAAAGAGCTGCGCGCGTTCCGCCAGCGCATGGACGTGGAGGCCGACCCGACGTTCAAGGAATACGTCAAGGAAGCCACCGCGAACGAAGAGTCCATCTGGGCCAAGCTGAAAGAGTCCGGCGCGAGCGACGACGTTCTCGCGAAGATGAAAGCCATCGGGGCGAAAGACCTCGCGTGGGAAGACATCCTCGACAAACTGCCGCCGGTCACCCGCCGCTACGTCGAGAACAAGCTCGCCGTGAACGAGGACCTCAACGACCAGCGCAAGCGCGCCATCGAAGAGGCCAAGAAGAACGCGTCCGAGTTTTTGGCCGAGCGCCAGAAGAACCAGACGCAGGACGAGCTGGCCCACTACGCCGCCGCCGAGACGCACCTGACCAAGGTCGCTCCGCAGCTCCCGTGGTTCAAGATTCAGTCGGTGCCCGCGAACGCGACCGCCGAGCAGAAGGCCGGCATCGAAGCCGAGAACAAATTCGTCCTCCAGACGCAGGACCAAGTCAAGCTGATGCTCAAGGACACGTCGCCCGAAATGCGCGCCGTTGCCGCGCTCGGCTACGCTCAGATGCTTCGGCTCCAGGCCGAGATTCCCATGCTCCAAGAGGAGCACGAGGCTGAGAAGAAAACTCTCGCCACCGAAATCGAGAAGCTGAAAGCCACGCTCAAGGAGCGCGACGACTTCATCGCCCGCATCAAAGGTGCCACACGCACCAGCCTGCGCGACGGCGGAGCCCCGAGCAACCCCGGAGCCGCAGCCAGCCAGCCAACCATTCACGAGAAGGGCGATGTCGCAATCGACCGCCTTCGAGCTGAACAAACCGCAGGGTCATGAGCGTTGAGAGCGCGCCTCGCCGGTATTGGTCATTTTCTCTGGGGATGCGCCGATTCCGTTCTCCTGTTCGCTTCTTCGCCAATGGCGGATGGAACGGACCGACCCCTCTAAGAATGTGCCGTCTCGAAATGTGGGACGTTCCGTGGGGAGGCTGGTATGAAGATTGGGAGCATAAGCCCAAGTGCCTCCGGTTTGGATTCGCCTGCGGCGTTCGATTTCAGATTATGCTTTTCTTCGGACACGGAAAAGACTGCGGCTGGTGCAGGTGCAAAAAAGACTAAATGAACACGACCCTACACGAAGGCAAGCAAGTTGAAATTCTTCTCCCGTGGTATCGCGAGGTTGCGCCTCAAGTCGCGTTCAGCGTCATGCGCCTCATGGACAAAGGCCGCATCGGCGTCCGCGCTCGCTGGGGCGACGCGGCTGTGTGGCACGTTCGCAACAAGCTCACGGATGAATTTCTACGCTCTGGTGTTGAGTGGTCTTTTTGGGTGGATGGTGATGAAATCTTACCTGTCGGCGATGCCAAACTTCACAACGCTCTTACTGGGATGCGTCTGCCTGATGCTTTCGCCGGACTCCACATCATCGACCGACTCCTTTCTCATGGCAAGACTTTGGTTGGAGGGGTATATTGGGGCCGTTCGCCGAATAGCAAACCGATTTATGCGGAGGCGATGACCTCCGAAAAAGAGGACGCCTACGCGCGCAAGGGCCCGTATGACCTCATCAAACCGACGGCATGGGTTGGCTTCGGCGCAGTGCTCGTTCACCGTTCTGTTTTTCTAGACATCGAGAAACGCTATCCGCATCTCGCGCGCAAGGAAGACGGCACCGAAGGAAATTGGTTCTCACCGAACGAGCAGGACGTTCGCCGCAACTTCGATTTGTTCGGGGACATCCTCAAGGAACAGACTGACCCGACACAGAAGCTCGCGAAGCTCCAGGCCCACTACGAAACCGCCGTGCGACAATCTAATCGTCTGCCCGTGGGCGCGGGCGAAGACGTTTCATTCTGCCAGCGCGCCGCCGACTGCGGCCACGTCACCCACATCGACATGGCGTTGTATTGCGGACATCTCGGGGACCGTTGCTATGGGCGGTTGACGTGATTTGATATTTAATCTTCGCCTAACCCGCAGAATAAACAGCATGAACAAAATCCTCCTGGCGATTCAGTTCTGGGCGAACGACAAAGCGGACGCGATGAGAATGGCCCGCTTCGTCGCCGACCTCGAACCCGAGCATTCCAAGCTGGCCGACTTCCTTTTTTGCGCGCGCTTCGACTGCACCAACGACCCCGCGACCGTCGCCTACGTGTCGAGCAAGTTCAACACGTTCACCTACGTGAACAAGAACCGCCGCGCGGAGGGCTGGCCCTTCGGCTGCAACGAGCTTTTCTTCGGCATGGTTGACCACGTCTTCACGCAAATCGAGGCGAAGAAAATGCCCCAATACAAAGCCGTGCTCGCGTTCGAGGCCGACGGCAACCCAATGTGCGCCGACTGGATTTCTCAGCTCCACGCGAACTGGGACAAGTTTCACGCGAAGGGCGCGCACATGGTTGGCGCGCTTATCCCGCCGGGCCCCAAAGAGACAGACGGCAAGCACATCAACGGCAACTGCCTCGTGGACGCCGGCCAGGAATACCTGCACTGGATTGCCCGGAAAATTGGCGGCTGCCGCCCGACCGCCGGCTGGGATTGGGTGCTCGCGCCGACCTTCAAGGCCGCCGGCTGGGCAAACTGCCCGGGGATGCGTTCCTTCTGGCGTTCGCCGCCCATGCCCCGCCAAGTCTTCGACCGTCTTCGCAAGGAAGGCGTCTTTTTCGTCCACGGCATCAAAGACTCGTCCATAATTGACCACGTCCGGAAGGATATGGTAGGGTGAGGGTGTGAAGACGTGCCGAGTCTGTAAGCAGACCCACCCGTCGGAGGCCTTCTATAAGCGGGCGTCAAACTCCGACGGGCTAGAGACTATTTGCAAGGACTGTTGTTATCGCCGGGACGCTGCGTGGCGGGAGGAAAAATCCAAGGACCCCGAATGGCGCAAGCAGGAGAACGCTCGGAAAAAGCGGCGCGAGCACTGGGCACCGGAGTCCGAGGAGTCCCGTAAGAAACGGCTTCTCAGAGTCCGCGAGAACTACCACAAAAACCCAGAGAAGCAGCGCGACCAAGTCCTTCGCCGCAAATACGGAATCTCCCTGGAACATTTCGACCAAGCGTTCCTCTCCCAAGACGGGAAATGCGGAATCTGTTTCAGCCCTTTGAGCCCGCGGGGAGTCGCCGGGGCACAGGCGGACCACGACCACGCGACCGGAAAATTCAGAGCCCTTCTGTGCCCGGACTGCAACAAGGCTCTTGGCGGCTTCAAAGATTCTCAAAAGCTCTTGCAATCGGCGATTGACTACCTCCGCAAGTTTACGGGTTGACAGACCCGGGTTTCCTCCAACACTCTTCTTTGACCATACCCGCGACTGGTCACCGCGACAGAGCCTAATTCCTTGGTTGGCTCGACAAGGCGGCTTCGATTCCCCCGAAAGAATCGGAAAAGCATCACGACTTCAATCGTGAAAAATTGTTGAGTTAAACCGTCCCGAAAGGGACATTTCAGATAGAAAGTTTGAGGGACGCAAGTCCTTCTAAGATAAGAATATGGGTGACTGCATTACTCCGGCGCAGGTCAGTGACATCGCGCAAAAAGATACGCAAAGGCTGGTGGGGGCCATCGCTAAGACGTTGGCTGCCAACGCTCCATTCATGAACGTGATTGGCGGGGGCGTTTTCCCGTCCGGCGTTTCCGATGAAATCAGGACGAGTGTCCAGCTCCAGGCTGCTCCTGGCGATTCTCTGGCCCTGCCCGAATTCGTCTGCGACACCGACCTGTGCGGAACCCAGGGGCATCAGGACCTGACGGACGCCATCAACTTTGTCAGTCGTCTCGAATCGAAGCGTGGCTTCGGTCCGCGCGTCTGCGTCAAGAAAGGCTACGCGGCTTTCAAGACGAGCTACCTCGCCTCCGAGGACTCGCTCAAGAAGCTCGTCACGCAATACATCAACTCCGACATTCGGGCTCAGCTCTACCTGCGCTCCGCGTCGAAGTTCACTGCCGTCGCCGGCTACGATTTCAACTCGCTGTTCACTGGCGGTGTTGAGACCGACATCGGCGTGAAGTTCGCCCCGCTCCTGCCCACTGGGCCGATGAGCTTCAAGGCGCTTCACTACATCGCCCGCTACATCAAGGAGAACCTGTTCGCCGAGATGTTCGACGCTGGCGACAAGGGCAGCCCGCACTTCCGGGTCATCGCCTCCGCTGACCAGATTGAACTGTTCCGCGCCGAGTCCGGCGTCAAGGACGTTCTCCAGTCTTACGTGACTGGCGGCTACAAGCAGGGTGAGCTTTCGCTCGCCGGCTATAGCTGGGAGACTGCTCCCGCTTACCGAGGCCTCGCCTTCGGTATCGACCAGCGCCCTCTGCGCGCCACTGGCTTCAAGGCCAACGGCACGCTGAACCTCGTGGACCCCGTCACCATCGTGACGAACTCCACGAAGAACACCGCGTATGCGAAGCCCAACCCCTCGTGGTTGACGGCTGACTACGAAGTGTTGTTCCTCCTGGCCGACATGAGCTTCGAGCGCCTCGTGCCCGAACGCTACGTCGGTGAAGGCACGTTCAAGTTCGCGCCCCAGCTTTACATGGGCGAACTGGAATGGCACTACCAAATCGACAACGACTGTAACGTCTATGGCGATTTCGGGTGGCACAAATACCAAATCATCCGCGCCTACAAGCCCATCCGGCCTCAGTTCGTGGTTCCGATTCTCTACAAACGCTGCACCGCTGACCTCGGTCTGCCGGACTGCACCGTGCCTTCCAGCTCCAGCTACACTGGGTCTGACGCATTCACCACGGTGGGCGTGACTTGCGAAGCCTAATCAACCTGGGTCTTGTAAGAAATACTGAGTAGTTTTTCTTACAGACCCAAACTCTTTTTATGGCTGAATTCGTTGAACATGGACTGCATGACCAGGAGTGGCCGACGCTCGCGAAAGCGGCGAACGCCAAGTTCTCGCTCACGCTGTCCCCTTACGATGAACCTCCTCAGGTTCTCGTCGCGGTCCTCACGTCTTTGGGCGTGGCCGCGAAAACCACAGAGACCCTCGACCAGCTTCTCGTCAAGCTGCTCAACCGAGTCTCGTAAACACTGTCGGTGTTGCTTTGCACGCAGCAACGCCGGTTCGTAGGAGAGGGTTGCGGACGAACTCCGCAGCCCTTTTTTGTTCGTTGACGTAACGCAATCAGCCGGACTTATTCAGAGACTATGTATTCTGACACCGCACCAAAACCGGGAGACTCGGACAACGTCCTTCTCGGAAAAATCTGTGAAGTTTTCAACACCGCCGGCTCAGGGAATTTCCCTCCGATGCCCGGCGACTCCGACAATGACCTCCTCTCCAAAATCGCTCGGCTCCTGGCCGGCGAGTAAAACCATGAACCATGTGGCCGACAACATCAAGGTGACCTTCGCCGGGCTTCTTGGAATCGCGACG